ATTTTTTTTAATCTTAAAGATAGAAATGTAGCTTTCTCTATTCCTGGTGAACTTAAACCTAGAAGACTTATGGCTCGTATGCCTAATGGTTTTGTTCCTACTAATAATCATGGTAACTTTAGTAAAATGTTACAAGAAGTATATGCTTTACTTACTCGTAATGTTGTTAATTCGGCTATTCGTGGTGAATCTAGTTTATTTAGAGTAGTAGACGGTAAGTTACAAGCTAAGATACCTAATATACTTCAAGATGAATGGTTTGATACTGGTTATAGTAGTTATGAAGAATTTGTAGCTAAGGACGGAGTATTGGTTACTGATTTAGGAAGTGTTACTGATAGTAAAGGTAATATTGTTAGTAACTTTAATTATGTTGGTGATGTTTATAATAGGACTATTACCCTTATGAATCCTAGTCGCAATGCTAGTCGTACTGACGCGGCTAACGCCGCTACTTCCCCCATAAAGGAGCAACAAACTGTGTCTCCCGTAGTTGTACCTGACCCACTTGCTAGTCAAGACAGTGCTCCTCAAGTAGGTACTCTTATGGAAGTTGCACAAGCTAATACTGATAATCCTAATCTACTATCTGTTATATCTGCATTAGAAAGTGCTGGTATTAAACTTAATCCTGATATTGAAATAGTAGGCGATGAAGGTAGATTTGCAGGAATAGTTGCCGGTGGTAATACTATTACTCTTAGTAATCGTTTTGAAAGTCTTGCTCCTGAACGTAGAGTACTTACTCTTATACACGAAGGTGTACATTATCTACTTAATGATGAACGTGCTAATATAGAACAATCATTCGGAGACTTATACGATAAGTTTGCTAACTTTATTAATCAAGATTCTCGTCTAGTAGATGAGTATGGAGATTTCTTAAATAGTAGTAAACCTAGAGCTGTTGCTATTGAAGAGTTTGTAGTCGAAGCTATTACTAATCGCACATTTGCTAGATTACTAGCTAGAATTAAGTATGATTCTAATCCTACTACTGAATCAAACAACCTATTTACTAAAATAGTAGATGCTTTAGTAGAATTAATAGGTAAGATAGGACAAATAGATAATACATTACTTGGGGAAGTTCGTAATCGTTTATCTACTATTGGATTAGAAACTAGTGATACAGCTAGTACTTCTACTGTTACTCATGACGATACTTTTGATAGAGCAGAAGAAGATGTTAGTGTTCCTACTGATGATGCATTTGATATTCCTGATATAGACTTAGATTTAGATAGTAGTATAAGTGATAACTACCGTCAAGTCGATAATTTCGATAGTCTGATTGAGCGATTGAATAATCGACAAAAGGCTATTGTGACGCATTTGTTTGACACTGGTGAGCTTAGTTTCGTATGTAGTTAAGTAAGATAAGCCTAGAGACGAAAGTCCGGCAGAGAGCCTTAGAATGAGCCATTTTAAGCGCATCTGCTGGACTTTTATATTTTCCTTATCTTACTATCACGATAGCATATAAAATGCGAAATTCGGCAGGAATTTGAGGTCTACGGGCATCCGTCCGCCTTCGTAACGTGCGGTTTTCGTCCGTCTAATGAATCTATTTGATAGTATTGATAATAATGCTATCTTTGGTAATGTTAGTAATAACTTAATTAATAATATAAAGTATATGAGTTGTATTCCTAGTAACCCTAAATTAGATAAGCTATTAACGCTTACTAATAATGATGTTAGAAAGTCTACTGAATACCTTGCTACTATCGAAGACAATAGTTTTCGTGATTGGTATAAAGAAAAGACTGGTAGAGATTTTAATGATGAGAATATTGATACTAATACTGTTAATGCTATAATAGCATATAATAACAGAGAGACTATCAATACTAAAGATTATGTTCAGAACGTTCGTACTTCACGGACTGGTGTATTTGGTAATGACATAGCGAAAGAAGACCACGCTATTAATATTCTTGCTACTATTTATTTAAAAAGTCAAGGAAGTATTCGTAAAGCTCTTGCTAATAAAAAACGTAAGGGTGAAAACGAAGTAATAAAGGATAAAGCTGGTAACGAGTTAAGTCCTCAAGCTGCTATAAAGCTGACTATGATTACTTATCTTAATAGACATCTAAAAGAGAATGATAAGAAACTTACTCAAGAACAAAAGGCTTATGTAGGTACTATTATTCGTAATCTTTACGATGGTGGTAATTATAATCGTAATGAGTTATTTGATATAGTAATTAACTCACCGGAAGTAGTTAGTCTTAGCAAAGAGTTTGGTATAGATACTAATGAAGATTTTGAATCTAACGATGATGTTAAAGAAGATAGTGAACAGAACTCTCGTCAAGATGACCAAGAAACTATTGCTGCTCTTCGTGCTGATTGGTCTGAATTATCTGACCAACGAAAAGATATAGATAAAAATGTTAGTAAAGAAGTAAAAGAATGGTTTGCTCGTTTACCTAAAACAAATAGTAATAGTTTTATAAATGAACAGCCTGATACTTCTAATAATACTTATTCAGGCATGGCTGAAAGTGCTACTTTTTCTAGTTCTTTTAAAGCTATTAATAACTATGGTAACTTCTCTAGTGTTGAAGCTATGGTAGAAAGTTTCCATACTATTGCTGCAAGATTTAAAGAAGTATCTCATTTAGAATATGCTGCACGTTTACTAGAAGACGAAGCTAATGTTCAGATGAGAAATAAGATATTTACTCAACTAAAACAATCTATTTGGGAACGTAATGAAGTAGTTTATAGTCAAGACGGTTCTAATGTGGTTACTAAGAATCGTAATACTTTTCCTAAACTTAATCTACAAAACAAAATACTTAATAGTTTCGATTCACTTATTCACAATCCCTCTATTATGGCTAATGATATTGCCGTATTAGACGAACTTAAAAACAGATTATCTACACTAAAAAATTCTAACATAAATGAAATCCAAGAAATTACGGAGCAAATTGCTGCAATTTTTAATAAGTATAACTTCGGCATCAATAGACAGGGTGTTGTTAACTACGTTCGTAACTTCGGTGATAACCAACTTTCTAATATCTCTTCTATTGTCGATGATTTGTTAGAGTTTAATAAAGTAGTAGGTAAGGCGACTAATCTATTAAAGATAGATAATGAAGCACAACGTATCTATTATGCAGGTGAATATGCTAAAACTAAAGAGAATGAAGAATATGTGGTAGTTCCTTTTGATAAATCTCAACTACAATACAAAGGTGGTTATGCTAATAATATAGCCAATCGTATATCTAATAGATTTAAAGATTATCAGATAGTAGATTCTGAATTTAATAGTATTAATGCAGAGAACAATCTAGTTAGTGATATTCTAAAAAACAACTATATAAGTAAGTTCTTTGAAAGAATTAACGATAATCGTTATAATGATAATCCTGTTAGTAATACCGAACTACGTGATTACTTAGTTAAATTTACTAATATTCCTCAATACAGATATAGTAATATTCTTATTGAGAAAACTTTGTCTAATGGAAAAATAGTTCCCGGTTTACTTCGTCTTACCGATACGGGTTATGAACTAACTGAATATTATCGTGAATTTGGTGCACAATTATATAATGGAGTTAGTAATGAAGTAACAGGAAAGGCTAAATCTTATAAAGATATTAATGCGCTTGAATGGGATATTATTACGCTTAATGAATACGCTAATAATGGTGACAATTATGAGATGACTAAAGGAGTTAAGAAATCTAAGTTCTTTACTCAAACACCTTCTGATGCACCTAAGACTTTCGTATTTAATAGTTATAAGTTAGATTATACTGGACTATTTAATGCTAACGGCTCTATTAATCGTGGACATCCTATATATGTAGCTTATGCTAATATTTATGCTAAAGAACTTGCAGAAATGACGCAAGCTATTAACTTCTTATTTGAGACAACTGTTGAGAATGGAGTAGTAACTATCGTATCTGATGAAAATGGTAAACCTAAGATAAAAGAAGAGTTTAAAGATTTACGTAAATCTGAAGCTAGACTTAACTATCATTATCGTAAAGGTATTCTTGATTCAAATGGTGTTCCTACTGGTAATGTATTTAAGTTTAGAAGTCTACTTATTGATAAAGTTAAAAACCTTAATAAGTATAATAGTGAGACAGCTAAAACGGTAGATATGAATTGGCTATTTGAAGGAGGTGATGTATTCTCACTCCTTTATGGGGGAAAGAATAGTGAAATATCATTGATACAAGACGAGAATGGAGAATATAATATTAGACTTACTGGTGAACTTCGTAATTCAGTTTATAATTATATAGATAATTATATTAATTATAGAATACAAGAAGCTGTTGCTAAATACAGTTCTAATAAAGAGTTTGTAGATAGATATAAGAACGCTAGTCAAGAATCATTTAATGCTTTTATTGCAGAAATGGTACTTAACTATGAGATTCAATATAACAATCTTAATGATATGTTCTTTGGAGATGAAGCATATTATAAAGATTCTCGTGATACAATTAAACGTAATAAAGAATATCAAGCCGGAGGATTAGCTTATGCAGGTTATGACTTATACAATGTACAGAAGCATTTGGGAGATATAGTAGTTTCTCCTAATAAGACTATTAGTGTAGATAGTAGTTTTAAATATATTACTCTTGAAGATGTTCAAAGCAAAGGTGGAGTTATTGAAGATTTAAAGAAACAATTAAAGATAGCTAAAGTATCTAAAGAGACAGAAGCATTTGTACTTAAACAGTTTGCTAAAGATAAATCAGAAGTAACTGATGCTCAATCGTTCATAACCTTAGACGAATTTGTTCGTAGAATATATCTACGTGGCGAGTATGATAATTATAAAGACTTAATTGAAGCTCTTTATGATGAAAGTAAACCTATTGATAATGTTAAGTTAGGAGAATTATCTAAGAAAATACAAGTTCAAAAGAACTTCTATTATGATTTAGAAATAGATAATGATGCTAAATTAGCTAATCCTATTCAGATTAAAAATGCTGAATTTGTACTCATACCTAGATTTTTAGGTAATAGTGAACTTGGTTTACTTGCTAAATATATGACTGATAATAATATTGGTCAGGTAAACTTTACTACTACCGAAAAGGCTACAACTAATAGAGTATTAGAGTTTTGGGATGCTCATGGAAAATTCCCCTCTAAAGAAAGGTTGAAACAGTTTAACTTGGATATCCAAACTAAGTATAAAACTGGTTGGTATTCCAATCTTTATACCCAGCAAGATATCCCTCAACACATGGATGGTGAGAATAAGGCAGGGTTACAGATAGTTAAGAAACTAATTGATAATATAGGTAATACTCCCGAAGGACAATCTCTTATTAAAGATTTCTTTGATAACTTTACTGCTAATATTCAAGATAGTTTTAAAGATGCGGCATCTCGTATTGGAGTTAGTATTGACGCTAGAGGTAACGTAGTATATGAAGAAGGAAAAGTTAAGATTGATAATAATCAATTTATAGCACTTATTAAAGACGAGTTAACTCGTAGAGGATTAGATAGTAATTATCGTAAATATGCCGAAATCAATCCTGAAACTGGATTGCCTTATATGCCTGCATGGACTAACTTAGTTCGTAGTAAGATAGAAAACATTGTAAATAGTATATTTACTAATCGTGTTACTCGACAAGTACTTCCTGGTTTTCATGCTAGTCAAGTATCAGATGTTGGTATAACAGCTTTGTCTGGTCGTACAGATTTAAGAGATTTAATGCAATCAAAAGTAGAAGAGAAGCACGGATATAGTCTAGGACGTAAACTTACTTATCATAAAGACGGAAGTCAAATAGTAGAAATACTATTACCTAAATGGATGGTTAAGGCTTATAATACTTATGACAATGAAGGCAATCTTGTACATGAAGTAACTTTAGAGGACTTACAAAATGCTGGATTAGATACTATGATTGGTTATCGTATTCCAACAGAAGGTAAACAATCTATTGCTGTTATGAAAGTAGTAAGTTTGTTAGATGAATCTCAAGGTTCTACTATTGTAGTTCCTGATGAATGGGTATTACAAACTGGTGCTGACTTTGATATTGATAGTATTTATGGTATATATCATACAGCTTATTTCGATAGAAATGGTAAACCTCATAAGGTCGAATATATAGATGGAGAAGATGAAGTAAGTACTTATCGCAGATATATTGGTTATATAAATTCTTTAATAGATAAAGAAACTCGTAAAGCTACTAATTCTGAATTTACTAAAGAAGAATTTAAAGAAGCTCGTAAAGCTGCAAGAGAAACTGTTCGTAAAGCTAACGAAGAATATGATAAATTCTTAATTGACCAAGTTAGAGATTTAATAGCTGAAACAGATGAAACATGGGCTGAGCTTCCAAGAGAAATAAAAGATAATCTTACTATTACTTTTAAATCAAAAGAATTAAAGTTTGGTGAAAGAGTAGACGCTATTGTAAGTAAGATGGACTTTTATGAAAGTGAATATGCTAATGATGAATATGTTGCTAAGTTTGCACAACAGTATCGTAATATTCAATCTGTTATTAATGAACAAAGAGAATTTTATCAAAATGTAAAAGATAACGCTGAACAACTAGCTATTGATTATGCTGATGAAACTCGTAGAGCTAGATTAGAACAAACTATTCAAGCAAGAGCTGAAATAGTAGGAGCTATGTCTCTTGAAGAATTTAGTAAACTAACAGTAGCTCAACAAAATACTCGTGATGCTCGTAACAATAAGATAGTAGATACATTTATTAATATAATGAATCTACCAGTATCTATTGGTGAGAACTTATCGTCTAGTAATTTTGAAGATATTAAAGCTGCAAAGAGTAATATCTTTGAAGGTTTGTCAGAGACTTATCGTAATATTAATTCAGTAATTGCTCAAAATTGGTATCGTGATGCTAATATGTCCGGTGCACGTCTTAAAGCTATTTCTGTTAATCGTGACAACTTTGCCTCTATTGGTAATAAAGCTAAGACTATTATTGACGGTGCTCATGGTGGTTTTAGGTTTGTATATACATATAATACAGAGAAAGAAGCCAAAGACGCTCAAAGAAATTTAAGAAAACGTTTTAGAGATGTAACTAGAAAAGGTAAAGAAGTAATGGTAGACCATAATCAGTTAGGTTGGAGTTACGATAATCTTAATATAGATAATCGTTTAATTACTCCTTACTCTTCTGAAACTACTGCACTTATTCTTGACGGTGTAAAAGAAGGTGGTGTACCTAATGTTGATTTATATACTTTCGATGTATATAAGTCTATTGTTGATTGTGGTGCAAACTATGAAACTTCTATCTTATTCGTTAATCAACCTGTAATAACCGAACTTATTGCTAGACAAAATGCTAACGATAATGTATTTGGTGAAACTGGATTTAATCCACTTATAGGATTAAGACGAGATATGTATATAAGATTGGCTAAATCTCTCGGTATTCCTGCAAACAGTATTACTAAAAGAACTCGTCTTAAAGATATTAAATCAATGCTTGAAGCTAAAGGAATAAGTATTAACGAAGATGAACTTCTCGAAGAAGGAATACGAGTAACAGAATTAAAAGAACATCTTAAAGACAATGTAGAAAATATAGATTCTACTAATGCTGATAATCTTATATATCAAATTAAAGCATTAAGAGCATTTGAATATTTCAAAGAGATAGGTGACCAAATCAATGCTAATATGATGGTTATTACTAGTGATAAGTTTGGTGCTGGTAAATCTGCTAATGAAATTGACAATGTAATTAATCGTATTACAGATATTAAAAAAAGTAATATTACTCGTACTAAGAAAGGTAATCCTGTTCTTAAAGCAGTTACAGAAGAAGGTAATAAATATCTTATAGATGCTATTTATCCTAAGATTAGTTTCAATACCATTAACGATATTAATCAAGATGATTCAGAATCAGTATATCCTTCTTTATATTATCAATTGAAATATAGTTGTATAGCTACTGAAAAGATTATTCGTGATAGTGAGATATTCAAAACTCAAACTCCACAGTTCCGTGAGTTAGTTAGTAAGTTCGATGTTCGTAATCTACAAACTATTCAACAGTTGGAGAGTTTCATAATTAATATGAGTCAAGCACAATCTAATTTTGTTAATACTAATAGATTTATAACTAGAAGCGATAATGAGTTTATTCCTAGTTATAATCTAAATCTTATTAGTAGTCAACAGAATACTCGTGCTAGATTATATGGTTATACTGATGTAGTAGGTAGTTTCAATATGTCTGATATGTCTGAAAAGAATATAGAAGCATTTATGAAGTTGTCTCCTGCAAATAAAGTAGTATTGATTCAAAGATATACTTCGGATGATAATCTATTTAAAAATCTAAATGTGGAGTATAAAGGTCGTCGTAATAGTTATGATAGAATATCTATTATAGATAGTACTATATCTACTGAATCTCAATATCAGATGTTTCGTAATGCTTGGCATAGTAATAATCCTTTCGTTAAACTTACAGCTATGGACTTAGTAAGATATTCTATGGTAGTAGAAGGTTATAAGTTTAAAGGTGGAACAATTAGTAAGATTATTCCTGTTGAGCTTTTATATGGACAGGATACTGGTATTGATTCTGATAATGGAGTTTCAACAGCTACTAATATTATTAATGATTCAGACAAAGCCATTAATAGTATGATTCAATACGGTAGTGAAACAGGAACTTATGAAAGACTTAGTAATGATGATAAGGCAATAGAAAAATTACGTGACTTATTCTTTAGAACTAATCCTAATAATCCTGATGTACTTACATTTGAGAATAAGAAGTATAAGGAATCTAATAAAATAGTATTCAATAGACTTGGTGTAGGTGTGCTTAGTTTTAAAGAAGCACAAGAACGTAAAATGATTACTGGTAGTGAAAATAATCGTAAATATCGTCATTATGCTAAAACTAATGATAATAATAAAGTTCTACGTTTATATAAGCTAGTATATGATAATGATGTTGTATATATGCTTCCTACTAATCCATTAGAACAGAATGAAATTGGAGAAGTTAGTGTTAATCCTGATAATAATAGAATGTTTCTTCCATTAGATATATTAGAAGAAGTTTCTATTAATCAGTATGACCCTGCATTTATTAGTTCTATTAATATAGCTATGAACTCTGATATTCGTAAGTTTGTAGTTCTTCCTAAAGCATTTGAAGCTGGTGCTAATTTATTAATAGAAGAAGCGTTTCCTAATAGTACTGTCTTAACTTCCCCCATAAAGGGGCAACAAGTTGATACTTCTCGTAGATACATTATTGCTACTACTGATAATCAAGCTATACTGGATACTATTGAATCTCTTGAAGCTGTTGGTATTACTAATTATGTTGTTGCAGCCCCGAATATGAATTATGGTAATATTCGTAAACTTATTAATGACCGTAATAACATTGATATTGCAGCCAAGAGACTACAAACAGCTATGACTAAGTTAGAAGCTAATGAAGTTCAACTTAGAAAGAAGAAATCAGATAATTCTGAATCTCCTTATTATGCACAACTTAAAGCTAGCATTAATCAAACTATTGAAGATGTTAATGTTAATGGTATTGGTTTTGTTCCGGTTCTCCAAACTGTTGTAGATAATACAGGTTTTAGAGCTGGCGGATATTTTAGATACGAAAAAGAAGGTAATGTTTATATTGTTACTAACTTAGGTCGTGTAACTACTAAATCTGTTAGTCTTACTCCTGACTATATGTATAGTAAGAAAGTAACTATTAATAGTGTTAGTCAATTACAATTCCCTAGACGTAATGCCATTACTCAAGTAGTTAAAGAAAATGCTAGATTAGATAAATTTGCTAATAATAACATTATTCGTGTTCAGACAGAAGATAACTTCATTAATGAAGATGTGCTTGAATCTGCATTGATAGATAATGATAAAGAGATAAATGATTATATATCTCGTGTTATTGAAAGTGTTGAACGTAGTAATGCTAATGTAGAAGAAGCTGCATTAAACGATGCTTTCCGTTCATTTACAGCTATTGATTTACGTTCTAATACAGCTACTAAATTAAACGATAACTTACGTGAGCAAGCATTAAGAATTATCAATGGTTATACTAATAGACGTATTGATGATTTCTTATTTGATATACATAACTTCTTTACTACTTATGTTACTAATCCTGACGGAACTTATAAGTTAGATGAAAATGGTAACAAGATAGTTCAAGAGAAATGGAGTATAACTAATAAGAAGTTATTCGACCTTATGTTAAAGGATGAAACATTACGTACTCGTTATGAGATGTTCCTAGATGATATTAATAGATTTGTAGAAGACTATTCTATTATTGAAGCTATTCAACCTTATAATATTGATGAGGCTTATACTGTAAGTGAAACAGAAGAAGAAATCGAAGGTTTGCGTAGAACTAATGATATGCTTAAACAGATTAAGGATAAGTTCAAACGTATCAAAGACTTAGATAATGTAGTTAAACGTAGTACTAAGATGTACTTCGATAGTTACATTACTAGTCTTTCTAGTGACCCTCGTGTACAATCTAATATGCTTAGTATTACAGAAGCATTTGAAGATGAGAACTTCTTCCAGTTTTGGTTAGCGGATAGTCAGGAGACACATATTCCAATAGTTCAGATAGTTCTAAAACAAATGATGAACCAATTAAGAGCTAGTGAGATTAATGCTCGTGATAGAAAGATAGCCTTTACTTCCGCTATTTCAGCGATTATCGAGGACGCAAAAAGCAACGGTGTAAACGTGTCTCTGAACGATATTTTGGACGAAAATGGCAATCTTTTGCTGCCGTATAATGAATCGTTCACCGATAAATTAAGGTCGTTAAAAGAGGCTGTAAAGCTGGCTCAAATCGACGACCCGAATGGTCGGGACGGTCTTATATATAAGAAAGCTAAAGACGAACTAGAGAAGTTCTTAATAGATAATGTAGAAAGAGAGAATGTAAAAGAGTTCTATCAAGACTACTATGATATGAATCAAATACTTAATAAATATCCTCAAACTTATGTTAAGTTAATGAAGATGTTACATGAGGAAGGAGATATATTAAGTACAATGATTGATAATGATTATAGTACTCTTACTGTTCAGAACGCAAGAAGGCTTGAAGAACTTAGACATGAGTTAGCAGAAATGCGAGCCACTATTGATATGGATGGTAATTATAAAGAGAATTATCAAGAAGCTAATGCTGTCAATAATTACTTATCGCGTAGACGTCAGTTAAACAATAAGTATAAAGAAAGTAAACCTAAAGATGCTTTTACTATTCGTTATAAACAAGCTATTGAAGGTTTACAATATCCTGAAACTTCTGAAACTTATAGAGAATCAGTAGAATGGTTAAAAGCTAATACTGATTATAAGTTAAAAGGAGAGTTCTTAGATGAACTAAAGAAGGCTTATATGGATACTCGTGCTGGCAATCCTTTTGATAGTTTTGTTCGTACTATGGCATACGGTAAGTATGATGAAACAGGTGTTATTGACGGTACTAAGTTTACAGAAGTGCAAATAGCTAACTTAAAGAAACATCAAGAGCAAATGTTTGCCGCAGCTGTTGGTAGAGTTAAGCCAAATGAAGAACAAGCTCAAAAGTGGTTAGATGAGCATATAAGTTATATCAATACTGTATATTACGAAGCTATGTATGTAGCTATGAACAAAATGGGTAAAGTAGTATTTGATAAATGGTATAACGAGAATCATGTACTTAATCCTATTACTAAAGAATACGAACCATTAGCTATTTGGAAACAAATGGTAGTTAAGGACGAAGCTAATAATATGGAATATAGTCCTAAATATAAATGGTTAGAAACTAAAGTTAAAGACAAGTACAAGAATCCTAACTATGATGAAGTTAAGTTACAACCTTCTACTAATAAATATCGTAATAATAAGTATTACGGAATGAATAACTATCAGCAACAACTATATAATGAAGTAGATAATCTACTTAATAGTCTTGTTAAAGATAAACGTAGTCGTGCCTATATTAATCGTGGTTATTTACCTAATCAAGCTGTTGAACAACCTCATCAAGGTTTTACTGATTATTGGCAAGACTTTAAACGTAGTCATGGTTGGTATGATACTCCTAATAAGTCTGATATAGAGCTTAATCTATATAAAAGATTTAGTAATGCTCCTATGTTACATAGTTTATCAGAGATTAAACTTCTTCCTATTCGTGAGAAACAAGAAGGTGAAACTACTGATGAATATCTAGCTTATGTTCGTGAAACTCAAGCTAAGAATAATGAGTTACGTAAGCAAAGAGCACAGGAAAATGCAGAACGTAATAATCCTAATGTTCTTGAAAGACTTAATTCATTTATTGATAGCATGTATAACTTTAATACTCGTAATGATATAGCTAGATTAGCTAAGATTACTAGTAATCAATTACGTAATATGGATATTATTAAGAGAAATCCTAATGATAAACTTATGGATAATAGATTACTTAGTAGAATTACTGGTAAACAAGAAATACGTACAACTAAGAGCGATGATTCTAATATAGTTAAGCACTTTGAGAATCAAGTTCGTAAGTTAGTATTTAATGAATTTGAAATGGATGAAGGTACTCGTTCTAAAGTATCTCGTGTTATGCGTAATATGGTATCTAGTAAGTTTATGATGTTAAACGTTACTGGTGGTATTGCCAACGTATTATATGGTAAGACACAGATACAAATGGAAATGGCTGCCGGACAATTCTTTAAATACAAAGACTTCCGTAAAGGTGAGAACGAATGGATGCAGAATATAGGTAGTTATTTAGCTGATGCTTATAATGAAACTACTAATAACGAAACTAATGCTGTTATTAGATTATTCAATGTTATTGAATCTGATATGGTAACAGAACGTTATGGTAAAGGTAACAATCCTATGGGTAAATTAGAAAATCTGTTGTTTATCCAACAAACCGCAGGTGAACATTATATGCAGAACGCTACATTGTTAGCTATGCTTCATTCTCATAGAGTTGTTGCTGTTAATGGTAAGAATAAAGTAATGTCATTTGAACAGTTTGCTATGGGACTTAGAGAAGAAGCATTGCTTAAAGTTCTTCGTAAGAATAATCCTGAATTAGTTACTAAATATGAAACATTCAGAGATAAAGTGCTTGAATCATATATTGAGAAAGAACGTTATGTTAAGTTTAAAGCTGATATAATAACTGACTTCTTACGCTCTGTTCCTAAAGAGATAAGAGAAGAGTTTAAAGCTACCTATAAAGAAGATACTAAAGAAGAACGAATTAAGTTTGAGAATCATCCTTCTTTTAGAGAAAGTCTTATCTTGAAGAATGGTGTTGCTACTCTCAAGAAAGATAGTGGTCTTACTAACGATGATATTGCAGCTTTCCGTAATAAGGTTATATCAGTTAATCATCAGATACATGGTATCTATGATAAGATTGGTGCTAATCAATTACAACAATCATGGTGGGGAGCATTACTTATGCAGTTCCATAAACACTTAGTTCCGGGATTCCAAAAACGATTTGGTTATAGACTAGGACACTTTGATGGTATATATAATGAAACTAGAGAATCTGTAAGTAAAGGTACTTATGTTAGTCTAGGAGAATTTATAGCAATGCCATTTAAGAAGTATTATGAACTAAATAACGATAATGAACTTCAAGCTATTCGTACACTTCAAGGTATAGCTAAAGGTTATGCAGACTTTGTAGGTAATCTTACTACTTACTATAATATTCTACCTGAATATGATAAAGCTAATATTCGTAGATGTTTAGGTGAATGGATAGGTATTGTTAAAGCAGTTGCATTATTTGTAGCAGGTAAGTTGATGCTTGATGATGATGACGATTCTACACAAGTAGCAGATTATATTCTATATAGTGCTGACCGTCTAATGTCTGAAACTATTCAGTATACTCCATGGGGTATGATTAATGAAGGACAGAAACTATATAGTCAACCTGTTGCAGCATTTAGTATTGCACAGGACACTCTTAGATTATTAGGAGCTTGTTGTAGTTATATAGTTACTGGTAACTCTGATGATTTATATTATAGTTCAGGTAGTTACTCTGGTGAAAATAAACTTGCAGTAAACTTCTTTAAACAAGTACCATTAGTTAATCAAATTAGAAAACATGAAAGACTTGGTGCTAATAATAGTTACTATAAAGTTCGTAGTAGTCCGTTTAGTGGTTTAGGTCAAGTTATTGCTAATATGATTACTGGTGAAGATGAAGAATAACTAACTACTTAATATTACAACTCATAGGAAAGCCCGAACTGCTCGTGAGAGTAATTCGGGCTAATTTTTATATTAAAAAAATTTGTAATTTCTAGTTACTCATTAGAATATAGTTTAATATATTCAGATATAAACTTATTTCTATCTCCCATGAACATCATATTATGATTAATGATATAAATATTATTTTTATCATTAACAGCTTTAGCAATAAAATTAGCATTTATAAGTTGTTGAATACCGTCATTTATTCTAGGTTGACTAACAGACAGTTCTCTTGAAATCTTAGTCTGATTTAATACTATCCAATTAGAATTAAATTTAATATTTCTATAAATGTAATTCAGCATAGATAAACCATGAGTTTTTAAGTATCTTAGATTAGACATTCCATCAAAATATAACTGCATAAAACTACCAGTATATCTTATCTTTTCATCTTTAATTAGAACAATATCTACTCCATACTTATTAGCTATCTGTTGGAGTTCATCAAAAGCATTATTACTATAATCTTTTGGATTAATATTGAAAGGAAATATAGTAGGTTTAATAAGACTACTATCAACATTGACATTAGTTTCCATATATGTGTTAATTAATTGTTAATACCGCCAAATTTATACAGTTTTGCGTATAAAATCAAGCAATTTCACTATTATTTTATACAGTTTTGCGTATAATTTAAATCATCTAATTAACTGATAATCAATGAATTAACATAAAATTAACACTATAATAAGATAAAGACTTCTTATATAATATAGATTTATCATTTAGATATGCAAATATACTATTAAATTTTTAATTAACTTAGCTTTACTATATCTCGCTCGCCTATCGGCTCGCTTTCTTCCCCCATAAAGGAATTGGTTTACCAGTAATTCCACTCCTTTATGGGGGATTTAGCGAGCTTGCGAGCGTAGGCAAGTCCAGCAATATAATTATCCCTAGTACGTTGGTTTTATCCAAGTACAGTTTAAAAAAAAGAACTATCAACAGTATTGCTACCATTAATAGTTCTAGTCTATTATGAAGTTTCTATGGAAGATTTTGTTAAAAACAATATTATCATTATTACTATGAATAATAAATATCCCCATAACTTCTTTTCAGCTAATTCTTTTACAATACAATAGATTAACATTCCAAATGGTATTAATCCAAATATTAATCCGCCTATAATTATTCCAATAGTTTCTAATGTCATGTTATCTTTTCTTTAATATCTTTCTTAGCTCTTTTGTATCCTTTCATATAACCTTCTACATAGGCTTTAGTACATAGATTTGATTGTATTGGAGTACAAGGTCTATAAATACAATTCTTACAAGCTCTACTAAATCCATTAGATTGATAGGCTTTTACTTTAACACTTATTCTTTTTGTCATAATATTATAAAATAAGAGTACCAGTATTTCTACTAGTACTCTTAATAATGTATAACTAAAGCTGGTTATTTACGATATTGTATTTGTTTTCACGCTTGTTTTATAGTTGCTCTCTATTTGTTTAAGTTTGAGATAAACTTTATTACGAGCTTTAAGTTGTGGTAAACAACTAACATATCGCATAGCTTTGCGAATCTGTTTAATCATGTACTTCTCCGACTTCATCTTTTATTTCTTCTTTTGGTTCAACATAAGGATTCCAAGTATTCACGAACTGATTAAGTTCAACTACAATTTTTTCTCGGTCAAAAGTATCATTATCAGCACTTGGAGTTATATCTTCAAGAACAACATGAAGAGTATTACTACCGTTCTTGTCTTGCATACGAGCTAGACTATTACACTGATATACCTTATATGGTATTTTAGGATTTACTACTTTAGATTTATTTCCATAAGTTTCTATGGATAATACATTATTTATTTTTAGCATAATTAAATAAGTTCTTCAAAATTATCATTAAAATACTCTTTAGCAACAAGCCATTGGTCTTTATGATTTTTAGGATTACGAGCAATCATATCTCCTAGTTTTGGAGAACCGGCTTTAATATCTTCACTAGATATAGATATGCAATTATGATTTTCATCTTCATAATATATATTTGAAGCATTAGATATGTTTTTATTATCAGTTCTAGCTTTATATAAATCTATATCTTTCTGTGTAACAGAACGAAGTTCTGCAATTTGTTTTCTACGATATTGTTTAAACATAATTTCTTATAATTAAATACATTCTTCAAAATTAACGCCAGCTCTTGTAAGACGAGAAAGAAGAATATCAGAATAGTTTCTCATAGACGTAAGCTGACAAGTCATATCATTTCTCTCTTCTGCATCAAGTTTCTTAAAGAAAGGATTGCTATTAATAAATTTATTAAGTTTACCAATCTTATCGTTAAGCTCTTCATATTCTGTAATTACTCTTTGAATATGAGGAGGATATTTACTTTCTTTAGGTTTAACATTAATACCGTATTTAGCCCATTGAAGAACAAAACCAAGATGCGCCCAAAGGTCATTAACAACTTCTTCCATAGCATATTGTTTGCCAAGTTCCTCACTATAATTCTTTGGGTCAACACAAGAAGAATGACGAACAGTATCGAAACCACTGCGAGTATGAGCATTAACAACAGTAGTCTTTTCTCCTATTGTTGTAACATGCACATCTGTAATAAAGTTCTCAACATCTTCTTTTAGAATCTTAGTACCGTCATTATTCTCTGAAAGAGGATAATACGCAGCATCAGCTACATCTTTCGGTGTCCAACTTTTATATCCATCTGGATAAGTAACTTCATAACCCATATCATCAGGATGAGCATTACCTATTTTATAACCAGTTGATAGAGCCATACTAGCTCTCATTGGTTGAAGTTCAACCATTTTAATTCCAATTGCTTTCATAATTTAATTGTTTATTGTTTAAAATTAATAATTAGTTTATTTTCCAGTACTACCAAATCCTTTTACACCTCTTTCAGTAGTTCCTAGTTCTTCGAGAGTTTCAACTTCATCCCAAGTAATCTTCTCACGACGACGAACAAGAAGTTGACCAACACGTTCTCCTTCTTTTGGAACAATAGGTACTTCAAGGTCGTAAAGTCCTCTAAATACAAATACTAATTCTCCTCTATAAGATTCATCGAGCGTCCCCGGACTATTTTGCATTACAAGATTTCCTTTAGTAAAACTACTGCGAGGTCTAAGTTCCATTTCGTAATTATCAGGAAGAGCAAAATGAAGACCTGTATGAACAACTATTCTATCATCTTGTTTAATCTCTATATTCTTAGCATAGACATCACAACAAGCATCTCCTTCTTTACCATAAGTAGGTAATGGAACAGATTTATCTTTACGCCATACTTTAACAGAGACATTATCAATGTCTCGTTCTAGTTTATCGAAGAGTTCATCTTGAGTTAATAAACCACTGTTAAATTCAATAATAGCATTAGCTATTGCTTTACTTAATTTACTCATTATAATTATTGTTTTTAAATTTATGATAAGGACAATCAGTAGGATTACTAGGTTTTCTCCAAGTAATAAAATTATCCGCATCTTCGTTCACACATACATAAGCTCGGTAATAATAATAATACCGTTTTTATCTCTTATTTCTAAATAAGCACAATTACCACAAGTTCTTACTTTATTCTTCTTTTCCATATAGATACTTTAATAAATGAACAAACCTGATTATAAATATTACAAATAGAACATGACCTAATATTGGAATAAAGAATAAAACACAATTAAGAGTAACTGTACTTATTACTTCATCATCTAGTCTTTCCTTAGTAATCTTTAGTGCTATTGCAGTTATTACAAACTGAATAAAACATTCTATAACAGGGACATCTAATAAGATTGTTTTTAATACGGTTTCTAACTCCATTCTTTACCGCAGTTAATACACTTAAAAGCAATTGGGTCACTTTCTTCTTCACGCGGAACTTCTTTTAGTTTAGCACCACAATTAGGACAACGTGGAACAGTAAATAACCCAATTAGTTTTTCAATAAAAGTTTTTATTCCCATACATTAGCTAGAGCATAGTTAAGAGCTTTAAGACTAGTATTGTAGTCGCCTTCAAATACTGTATTCTTCAAGCGAAGTTCTTCTGTCTTATACTCTTTAACGTTAGAGAAATAACCTGTAACAGCGTTATAAGCACCATAAGCTGTACCAGCTATTAGTCTTTGACCAACACCTTCCTGATAATATTCAAAAGAATCACAGAGAGTATTTAGTTTCTGCATAGATATTCCGGCAGCTTCATAGGCAGAATTATCTCTACGGAACAAACCGTTATATAAAGACAATTCATCTACTCTCTCGAATTCTTCCCCCGTAAGGAAGGTTGCAGACAAATACTTTTTCACTTCTTCGTCTGATACTTTAGTTTTATATAATACTCGATACATATCTTCTTCCTCTTCTATCTTACGTTCGGTAAGACCAAGTATTTCAGGAACAGTAAGTATCTTAGTATTAACACCTTTGTTATGTCTAAAAGATATATAACTTTCAGCTGATATTCTAGCTGCATGAAGTGCGTTCATACAAATAACTCTTATAGGAGTAATCATCATTTGTACAGCACTTCCACCGTCATGACTATTAGTAAAGACAAAATAATGTTGGATAGTATCATTTTTACCACCAATATTAATATCTTTATCAAATGTTGCTGACATAAATATCTTTTGTCCATAACCAAAATATCCTGCACGGTCGAGTTTTACTCTATTACCAAGAGCATCATCAAAGAAGCCAAAAGCCATTTGATTTTGCACTACTTCGTATCGAGACTTTACTTTCCCAAGAGGAATATTAGTATCAGTACGATAAGTTGCAAACTCACCAGGAACATCAACAAATTCAAAGCCGTTAACTACATTAGGAAAAATAGAACCGTCACAACTAGCACCATTATCGTGTGCTGGCATTTTTGCAGACAATTGACATTTAGCAACTGTATAATCAAGTTTAGCTTTTACAATAGCTTCTTCTGTTGTTTTACAATTACTAACATCTACTCCAATTTTTCCTCTCCAAGCAATTCCACGAGCTTTGTACTTAATTCTATAATCTGAATTTCTAAAATTAAATTGCATATCTAACTTTTTAATAAAGGTTTTCTTTTATTGAATCAATGGCTTGTTTACAATTACAACCATAAGTATTCATAATTCTCTCGATAAGTTCTTCTACCCAATCTTCTACTTCAAACATATTATTTAATTATTAATGATGTATTAGGTACTTGTTTAGCAATAGTAAGGTCAGCATTTAAATCCAAATTAGCTGCAACAGCTGATTTACTAGTAGAAGATTTAAATTCTACCTTATGAGGATTCTGTCCAATCCATTGAGCAAGATTGAAATTAGTAGCATTTGCTAGTTCTGATAAACGTATATTAATAGTTATTTCAGTATCAATAGCAAATATATCATCAGTAGTTACGTCGACGAAAGGAGATTGCATATCTTCCAACTCCTCTATGGGGGAAGTTTCGGCTTTCATGTGAGCACTAATAATACGAGCAAGATATTCAATACTAAGACTTTCTTTAATTTCAGTACTTGCTAGATATTCAGTAACAATATCCATAAATTGTCGGATAATATCAGAGATACGAATATCATCTAATACAGTAGCAGTTGTATTACGAGAATAGATTTTATAAGTACTACTCTCAATAACTTTATTACCTGACTTACCAGTAGAGCCAAACATAAGAACAGCTTCAAGAACAGCATCTTTAAGACGTCTAAGAGTATTATCTCTTGTTTTCTTAATTTGGTTAACACGAGCAACTTCGTCACTACATTCTTTAACGTCACATTGATAACGTTTAATTACTTGAAGATAATCTCCAATCTTATCTTTAAGATTATCTTCGGTAATACCTAGTTTAGCAACAAGTTCATCTGTTGCTTCACCTTCTTCGAGTTGCAAGATAATATCCTGCAACTCGGCTTTAATACTAAATAAACTACTTCCCATTATGTTTCGGTTTAAAAAATGGTTTGTTTTCAGTACTGTAACAATAGAAACTATTAGGACATCTCATACTTCCGTACTTTTCACAATTAGAGCATGAACGAGTAACTTCTTTATCATTTATTTTTAATAGTTTCTTTGCTAGCTTCTTTAGGTTTTTCATATTCTTCTCTAATTAATTTATTCTGTTCAGATATAGCTTTCATAATAAGCTCGCGAGAATCCCAAAGACTTTCAGAACCAATACTTAGATAATAATGTTCAAGTACTTCTTCATTAGACATCTTTTGAAAGTCTATAATACGAGGAGTAGTTTTAATAACATCATTAAACTTATTGGTAACATCGTTCAACAACTTATATAGTTTACTACGAATAACTACATTATCTCTATTATTCTGTCTTATTCTAGAGATAAGAGCAGGAATTATTTCACTATTTTGCATTATTCAAACACTTGTTTAGATGTGGATAAAGAATTATAATCTGAATAGTTTACATCAGTTTGAAAACTTCCTTCGGAAAGATAATTTTGAACATCATATACTGTACGATAAACATTTCCTTTAACATCTACAATAGTAGCATATTCAGTTTCAGCATTTACACATATACCAAGATGCCAATTATCACCAGCTTCTCTACGAAATATAACTACATTAGTTCTTACTTTAGTCATCTTCTATGAGTTTTCTTATTCTTGTTACGTTTACGTCTCTTAGCAATAGCTTTATAATTAGAACCTTCTTTAGTAGAACTTCCTTTGTAACTATTGTTAGAAGGAAATACTAATTCAAGAGGATTATCATCAAGAAATATATTATAAGGATTATCAAACTTCATTTTCTTTATCTCCTAATGATTTAATATATTCCATAGCTTCTTTACGAGAATAACATAGTTTATCTAACTTAATACTACGTTCCCACCCATTACCGTTATTAGTAATAACAGTCACACCATACGTACCTTTAAAGGTAATACCATTAACTTCTCTATTGTATAGCCCGTGTTGATTGTCTTTTTCAGAACAACTAAGTTCTATAATGTGATTACCAACAGTATGATAACTATCGATAATAGGAGTAAATACATTAGTTCCTTTAATGACACTTTGAAAGATTTTAGCTCTATCCATATTATTTACTTAATAATTCGTCAAGATAAGAATCTAAATTTTCAATAATCATATCCAGACAATCTAATTGTTTCTTAAATAGCATCAGCTTGAAGTTACCAATATAATTATCTGTTCTACGAGCATAAGAAAGCTGACAATCTTCATAATTGCTGTTAGCCTCTATACGAGTACTTTTTAACTGATTTATAAGATTAATAAGAATGAATACTTGTTTCTTCTTATCTTTCTTACTTATTTCAGCTATAATATCTAAAATACTTTTCATTTCATTTTCCATACTTACTTCCAGTTTGATTTCTACACCATTCAATATTAGTATAATGATTGTTAGCACTGTTACCGTCTTTATACCTAACATATTTATATACATTAGGCTTAGAATTAGTAACAAATGCTTGAGCAACGAGAGTAGCTATAAATAGCTTAGCACTATTACCATTGTGAAACAATGTGACATGAGGTCGTTCGCAACCTTTACCACGATACCATTTAAGATAACGTTTACGATTATTAGACCAAACTCTTCCGTCTTCTCCTATACAATAGTTGGGAAAATTAGGAATAATAGCGAATCTAACTGTGTTTTTAACTTCTTCCATACTTTTTATTTAAATAACGTGCACGACGTTTAGCTTCTTCGTAGGAATAAACTTTCCTATGCTTAATAATATGATTAAACAAATCAAGAGGAGCATAAACACCAGCAGTCCTTTCAATCTTACTGTTAAGATAATTGTCGATTTTCTTAGATAGTTCTTCACGAGTTATTACGATATATAAGAACTTGATAACATTACGATATGCAATATTATCGTCAGGTTGTTTAACAACTATGTATTTAGTTTTTATTTGCTTCTTCTCCATTACTTCGTTTACAAATATAATCAATTCTAGTATTAGACCAAAGAAAATCTTACTGTTTTTCAGCATACGCAGAAAACGATTCTAAGGCTTGTCATTAAACGTAAGACAAAAATAGTATAGTTGTTAAGGTTGGCATAGTAAATCGTACAGAGACAAAATATCGGGTATTCTCGTTGATTTCCCCCATAAAGGAGCGTTGTTTCTTATACGTTCCGACAGTCCTCTTTGAGTATAAGCTAACGATTTATCTCACAATCAGAATATATAGTAATAACACTTAGCTTTACAGGGGAACAACAAAAAGCCCTACCACTAATCTTTCGACCAATGATAGGGCAAGAATCAAACCACGACTTACTTTAACAACTTATATACTACAAGGTTATCATCCTCTTCTTCTTTTACTAACTTAACATTAGTATCTGACTTAACATCGAGAGCTTGTATAATATCAGATGCAGAAACAGAATAATAACCATAATCAGAAACAGATACATTTCGGCATTGACCTAGAACATTATCTGTAACAAAACCTAGATACATACCGTCTTGTCCTTCTATTGGGTCGAACTTAGACATTATAAGCATCTTTAGTTTATTATTCAAATGTATATCTTTTATTATCAGTTTCTTTTTCTTATAGTCTATATAAGATTGATTATAATTAACTTTCTTCTTCGTTATTATTTGGTAATCTTGTAGGCTCATTATCAAGTATTTTTATAACATTTCCATGTGAGGGGACTTCCTTGACACCTGACCTACATCTAAATTCAGCAAACGCTGTCTTACCAATAAGTTTATCTTTATTAATAAGATAACTTTGACGAGTAGAAGCATCACCAACTGGCATACATTCAAATGTTTCACCATTAATATCATTACGAAGAACAAACTTACTAAAGTTAGGTCGTTTAGCTCCTTCAGGAATAATATCTAGAATTTTGAACTTACCGTCTAATATTGGTTTACTTTTGTACATAGTAGAATTACGTTTACCAAACTGATATGTAGCATAAGGATTTCGGAGAATAGCTCCCTCGAACTTAGCTTTAACAAAGATATCTCGATACTTAATAATATCTTCATCTCCATTTACATTATCATAAGTATGAATAAGAACGAAACGATTCTTATTATTCATGTGATAATCAAGAATAGCTTTAGCATTAACGTAATTAGGCATCTTAAACTTACCGAACTCTGTCTTCAATAATGATATACGACTAGTTTGAATCATATCATCAATAGCTAAATCATAACACCAAAATTGAAGAAAACGATTATACGGACTTTTAAGATTCTCGGCAGCACTTAGAATATCATTTAGTTCAAGACCTGGAATATATAATTCTCCGTCTAATACTAGATTATCTTCTAACATACGATTGAATAGCTTGTCTGTAATAACATCATCAAGCAATATATTCTCCAATACAGGACATTTATATTCAAGTCCTTTACGACTATGAAATACAAGACCTTTAGTTTTAAAGAATCCTTCACCACGCATAACAGCTGATATATTACAACGAACACCGTTAATCTTAATTTGAGCTAACAGGTTTTGTTCGTTATTATATTCATATATCTTAGCTAGCATAGGAAGAACAAATCCTTCATTATTAGTATTGTATTTAGGAAGATACATATCAAGATAATGTTTCAAAGCCTCAATATTAGGTATTTCTTGAGGAGCTGCATCATATAATTCAGACAGTTCCATACCTCCTTCTCTACGCTTAGCTGCGACAATAGTTTTCCATTCTTTCTCAACACCTCTAGGTGGAACATATTCAGATGTAGTCCCTTCTTTACCAACAATACCATACTTTAGTATAATCTTGTGTCCTAGTATTTCAGCTGACCAAAAGATTGGTTTACCTTGTGCATTACGTTTATAAAGAATAATACTTTTCGATTCGCTCATAGTTCTTCAATTTTATATTTGTTAGGTTGTTCACGCATAAGACCAATAGCAACTTCTCTATCAATAATCATAGACTTATTAGTTTCAATAACAACAATTCTAACTTTAGAATTGACAGGAGATGAATCAACTTTCCGTTCCTTTATGGGGGAAGGTTTGCCAATTCGTTTAGCACCAGTCTTATTAGTTCCACCTCTTTTCTTTTCGTAAACAATAGGAGGATGAGTTTCTTCATATTTAAGATTAGCTTCATGAACCTTTTCAAGAGATTCTTTATCATATCCTAAATATAAGAGAGCTGCCATTATCCATTTATATCTGAAATGAATAGTCTGAATATAAGGATAATTAGGTAAATCTAATTCATGAAGATAACTAGCGATAGTATCATAAACACCATTAACTTTAAGATTATGTTGAATCATCCTAATATCCGATTCGTCTAACTCGTAACTAAACGGATTTGTATTTAACTTCATTTGCTGTAAGTCTTACAATTATGTATTTATTTGGTTTACCTATTCTCGCATGATAGAACTTGAAACACTTTAGATAATCAGTACTTTCAGTCCACTGTATAAAGTTTCCTTTAGATACCGAAGTATTAGCTTCATAATTGAATTCTCTAGGTATCTTATGAGAACTGTACAAATCTTTAGCCAAGTACTCTTTAATAATCGCAATATGTTCTGCATTATCAAAGTCAAAGTTACCATAGATTTTTATCTTAGAGAAATCTATTGGTGTACCGTCAGACAATGAAATACGAAACAATGTATTAGGATTATCAATCATTTGTTGCTTAATATGGTTTAAGTAACTCTCTTCTTCATCTGTTAAAGGGTACATAAAATAATAGCTATGAACAGCTCCGCTATTACCGAAACTATTTATAGCTATTCTTCTCAATGGTGCAAATGAATTAAAGTTAATCACTCGCAATTCTTCTTGCGCTTTAGGTAGCGGCTTATATTCTTCTTCTCTAATCATATTCAAATAATGATTCTGTTTGTTCTATGAATAAATTAATAGTTTCTTTAGAATACATAGTAATTAGCTCCGAGAAATCTTTAGCTCCATAACTTCTAGGAATAACAATAGGTATAATACCATATTCTTTACGTAACCTACGAGCACCATGTACACCGGTCAGGTCACAGTCGTAGAATGAAACAAGTATTCCACCGTCATTTAGTTTAGATTGAAGCCAATTATATTCGTAATCTTTAAGAACGTAGCTCTCCGAAGTAACATTAATTACTCCTATTTTAGACTCTGACAAATTCCCCCTTAAAGGATAGGAATGTAACCAATTACTTAATGCTAGATTGTCTTTATATGATTTAGTTATAATAATTATATCATACTTAGGCTTATCAAGATTAAGTATTCCAACAAGACCATTATGATTGGTTATGAACTTTACTTCTCCCTTACTTCTATCTCGAAGAGGAAAGTAACATTCAATATTATAGATACCATTACTATCTAGTCCAGTAACATAAGCATAACAAGGGTCAGATTCTTTATACTTATATTTAGGAATAGGTTGACAATATCTATTAATATACATTTGGTCAACAGGATAGACAAAATGAGTATTAAGCCAATGAAGACCAATTCCCCATTTTTTCCAAATATTCTTATCGTTATTATTCCAACTTCTAGTAGCTATTTCAATAATAGGTTTACTTGCTTTGATTTTAGATATTACTTGTTTAAGTAGAATTTCATTCTCATCGTCAACTTCTCCGTCATATATTATCTTACGGAAAGTATAAGCTATGTGCTTTAGTACATAATAGAAATCTGCCTTATTAGCAACATTTATATGACGACCAGTTTTAAAACTTAGAACATAAGCTACTAAATCAAAACAGTCACCAAAGAAAGAACCATTAAAATCACATGCTTTTAGCTTATGATTCTTATTAAAAGCAAAACCAAATGTTGGATGATTATCAACACGTAAAGGAGAACATATAAGAACATTGTTTTCAACACAATCATTAACTACTGATACAGGTATACCCATATACTTAGCCATAATCATTTCCTGACTAACCTTAGATAATATAAACTCTTTTGTTAAGTCTTGTCTTATTCCTCTACGCATAGTATAACTAGATAAAATAAGCCTAGCTTTACACTAGGCTTATAACATTATTAACGAAATATATTTGGATTACTTAGAATGGAAGTCCACCATTGTCTTCTGAATCAGGAGCAAATGCAGAACCTTCAGTTGGATTAAAACCACCTGCTGCACCAAAGTTTGGCATACCACCCATATTAGGTTGAACAATTCCTGCGCCCATTGCAATACCACCAATACCTGGGGCGGCTGCAAGATTAGGAGCTTTCTTTTGTTTTGATTGAACACCGTCCATAGGAGCAATACGTTCCTTAGTAATATCAAACATAAGACTAGGTTCTTTAAAATGAGTAGCATCCAACATGAACTTCTCTTCAAAGATACCTTGTCCGACAATGTTCGGAAATACTAAGTCGCCTTCTTCTGAACCTTGACCGGAGAAAGCCCAATCACCTTTGTTCTTGTAGTAACGATTAAGTCTGAACCAAAACTGTCTTTGGTTGCCTACTTTATCAAGTAATGCAGACTTACCATTCTCACCACCTGTTTCAACAAGTTTAACTACATTGTCAAACAGAACTCCCCAAGCCTTAATAACATCTTCTACTTCAACTGGTTCATACTGACCATTATCATCATAATCAACATAACCAAGTTCAAGCATTTCAGATTCTTCGTCAGTCATTTCACGACCTTTAAATACAACTACATCAAGGAAGTGTTTTATCCAAGCAAAGTCCATATTAATAAACTTCTCTTTAGCACCACCAGGAATATAGTCAACATTACTTTCATAGGGCCAAAATGTCTTACTAGCAACACGAACATCAGCAGGATTAGTATGAAGAGAAGTAGCTTCAATAACAAGCTGTGGAATAGCTTTTCCCGCAAATGCTGGACGCATATTGTTATCTTCCTTCATAGTTACCCAAGCAACACGAGCATGGAGATGACCAACAAATAACCAAAGATTATTAATAGCATCTTTGTGAGAGAACTTCTTACGAGAAGTAGTTCTTGTTTCATTACTAATACCTCTACGACGCTTTTTAGGAGCAGTAGTTGCAGCACTATTAGCTGGTTGATTTACTACTGATTCGTCTACTTTGACAGTTCTTTCTTTTTGAGTACTCATAAAAATTGTTTTTATAAAGATTAATACTAGCAATAACAAGTTGTACAGGCTTGCTATTGTTTATTGCAAAGTTTCCAAATATAATAAATTTCAAAATTATAGCCAATAAAAAAGAGCTAAATTCAATTAAGAATTTAGCTCTTTATAATCTAGCTATTACTGGAAGAAGTCTTATTTAGCTGACTGACGAACAGAAGGTTCTTCATCAGACTGGAAGACAATCTTGTAAGCACTAACTTCAACAGTTTCTTTTTCGTCACCGATAACTCTACCAGTTTCAACAGCAACAGAGAAAGGTTCGTTAAGTTTAACCTCGAATACACGGTTGATTTTCTCTGCATATTCGCCGAGATTCTCTTTCAGTTCATTCCACATACTGGAATCAGAGAAAGTCAACGGCAAACCAACACCATTAAGATTGGAAGAAGTAGAAGTACGTGCACCAGAGTAAGCACGAGTAACAGGAGCATAATCATCAATAGTGATTTCTTCTACTGACTTGCCAAGTTCCTCTGCAATCTTCTCTTTGTTCAGTTCAAAAGCAGCAGCTTTTTGTTCAGCTGTCATACGAATACCAACAAGTTTAACTTTACCGTCTTTCTCGAACAAAGGTACACCTTTACAGATACCATATTCGCCAAAGGTTTGGATGACTGCAGCACGAGCAGCTTCTGTACCAAATTCAACATTGTTAGCTTTGCACCATGCAACAACTTCAGCATCACGTTCAGCAATAGCTGCATCAATATCAGCAACATTACTAATAAACTGAACTGTATCGCCAGGAACAAGACCCATGATACGAGTAACTGCACCTGTAAGACTAAACTTAGCTTTAGTACTGTTAGCTGTCAATGTAGGTTCGTTACTAGATTGCATTACTCTCTTACCACTCTGTACTGCGGAAAATCCAAATTGAAGTCCCATAATTGTAAAATTTTAAATGATTAATAATTAATTATTAAAAGTGAGCATATAGCTCATTGTTAGCGTAAAGTTTTGTCTTATTTCGTATCTATTGATTAGCAATAGTTAGACTTCTATTACTATCAAATCTCTACAATATCAGCATCATCAATACTCATATTGTTCACTATCTTAGCTTCTGTTGTTTCCATACAACCAAGTATGACATCAGCTGCTATATCACGAGCTGCAAGCGTAAAAGCTCTATGACCGATAAGTGTTCTCATATACTTAGTATAAGTATCTTTACTAGCAAGTCCAGCAGTTACAGCATCACTATAACTAAAATGACCAATACTAGTAATAACTCTATTATCTACTATACGAGTAAGTTTATATTCAGTAATATAATCACAAGGAACATTAGGTATTCGGAATATTGGAACTAATCCTTTCGCTGCAATATCTTTAGCTTGTTGTTGATTAGCTGCAACACCGAACTTATTATTCAACTGATATTCCTTGTAGATTGTACCGTTATAATCTTGATAATTTCTAACTGGATAAATACCAATTTCGTCATTATCAGAACTAGCATTAAATTCATCAGCTTCTCTCTTGCTTTTGAATCGCCTACAATAGTCAGGTATCTTACTATCTATATAAACATTATTACCGTCTGTATATTCATACAGAGCTATATAATCTTTTGTGCACTCCCATGTTATAGCTGCCTTCAATAATAATGCTTTGATTAAGTGAACGTCTAATGTAGTTTTACCATTAATAACTCCTAGATGTTCAATACAACTAGTAAACGGTAAACCTAACTCTTTAGCACGGCTATATATTGCAAGACCGTCTTGAATAGTCTTAATACCGCACTTATCACTAGACATTACTGATTTCAGATACAACTCTAACTTACTCCTATCATCGGGATTGTAAATGTCTAGGGTATTAATAGCAGAAGCCATAATCATACTACTATTATTTGATTTTGCTTTTGGTTCTGTCTTAGCTAGAGTTCTTTCATTCTCTGTCTTTACTTCTTCCATTATTTCAAAGGTCTCTTATTGATTACTCTACAAAGATACTAATTTCTTTGTTAACTCCAAAGACTAGCATCAATCATTCTCCTATTATGAAATCAATTTCACTATCTTTAACTATTTCATAGTCTTTTCCTCCTTTCGTCTCTATTAACTTCTTCTCTTCGTTCGTACCTCGACAATATATCTTATATATAATGTTAGGTACAGAACTAAAAGATAGATTAGGTATTCGATATTTTAAGTCTCGTATGGAGCTACAAAGAGGTGACGTGAAAATTACAACGTCTACAACTCCTTTAAAGCTCGTATCAATAGAATTATTTGCCGACAATACTTTCATATAGTCGTCATTAAACAGTTCCAAATTTCGCGTTCTTTGGGCTTGAGCTTTTATGATTACAGGCTGTCCGACTTTAGCTCCTGATTTATATACTTTAGGTTTTCCGTTTTTGTCATAAGCCTGTATTCCTTCCATATCGTTATGATAGTTTCCGCAATAATCATACTGTAATATACTTATTCCAGTTTGGAATATCTCACCATTAGTCATAATAGATTTACCCTCATACTTTATATTAGCATTTAGATATTCTGTTACTTTACTGGCAAATACTCCATTCTTTGAAATAATTAATATTCTCTTGCCTATATTTTCCTTAACTATATCAAGTATAGCATCTAGCTTAACAATATTATCAGTTACTATCTTAGTTCTTTCTCTGATAATGTTATAAGTTTGATTAACTCTCTCAATTAAAGAACTAGGATTATATAGTTCGTCTATCTTACGACACATAGCATCAGTCATATCCATTTTAGCTGACCAACCATTACTTTCCGCTACTTGCAATCTACAAGTTTCAGCTGCAATATTTAGTATAGGATTACCAGTACGACATTCTTCTAACTTATCAAAACTACCAAATATAGTAACACTTTCATTAATATATTGGCTACATCTATCATAATAGATTCTATCAGCATCAGTTAGGACAACACCCTTTTGGTACTCCTTTATGGGGGAATGAATAGAACGATTAATTAAGTGAGCATAATTAATTTCATATACTTTAGGCGCATACTTATACATAAGTACAGCATTATCAGCAACACTATCAATAGAATTGGTAGCAAGTAATTTAAACTTAAAGTAATTACCATTATACTTCTCTGCAATTTTTCGGAACTTCTTAACATTAATAGTAATAAGTACATCTTTATGACTATTAGCACTCGGTTTATATGGAGAATGTTCAACATATTCACGAGTAAGTATAAGACATCTCTTATCAGTAATTAACTGTTTGTGAATCTCCTTTAGTTCAGAAGTATTGTCAAGATAATAAGTAATGTTAGCTCTATCTTCCATAGTCTCTGTTATTATAAGAGACGTTAGTTCAGGAGTTTTAGCTACCATTTTATCTAATACCATTGTAACGAAGTTCATTACGCTTAATGGTTCGGATAAAATAACACTACCCACACCTTTGTTAGCAGACCATTTATTAGCAGCTTCATTATAAATATCGGTTACATCGTTCATAATACAAGTTGTCCTTTATATTTCTTAGGATGAACAAGAGCATAACTACGATTAAGAGGACTACGTAGAAGAATAATATCTGTATCTTCAATAGTATTCCAACCAATATCTTCAACAAAAGATAAGATTAAACATTTTAATAGTATATTATAACCTACTACCATTCCTTTAAAACTAGCATAGTTAACTTCTTTCCCTAAATTATTTATACATATCTTTTCTATATCCATTTTATCAATCAAATAAAGTATTTCTCATTCCATAGTATTTCTTAACTAAACGTTTACCTTTACCTTTATTATTACGACTTTGTTCTATTGGTTCAATAATAGCCATAGCTTCATTATAATAATATAAGTAATTAACGTTTAGTTCAGATATATCAGTATCATCAACAGTGTTACATATAGAAACACGTTGACCTGCACATAAAGAACTCTTTTTAACTTGTTCTTCACCATTATCATTCCAGCCCATACTCTCAACCTTCATGAGGGTTCCCCCCGTAGAGGAGATGTAAAACCTTGTATTCCTCTGCACCACATCTGTTCTTATCTTTCCGTCTACAACGTGAGTAAACTCTAGTCTATACTTATGATTAACATTTTGAGTACGACAGAAATCAAGAATAGATTTAGCATTACGAAGAGTTTCCATAACAGGAATATTGTTGATAAAGTATTCAGTAACACATTTAGCTACAATAGGAGAATTATATCCTTTAGATAAATCCTCTAAGAACATCTTAGGATTCATTCTACCTTTGAATTTTCTACCATTATTAGGTTTTACAGTAAGATAACTATTTACTCCTTCTGTAACATACTTAGTATATGGAGTAAATTCACCTGTCAATCCAACTACTTTCTCCCATTCGTGACAAATATTACAATATAATTCAAACTTATCTTTTGGTATTATAGAAACAATACCGTCAGTATTAGCACTTATTATATGAATGCCTGCAAGTTCAAGTTTCTCTATTAACATTAGTAGAAATAATTGCCCATTAATAGTAACTTGATACATTGCTTTCTTATCACACAAGAAAGATTGTTCACTACCCATTTTACCAAATATACCAGCATTTGCTACAATCTTTAGACAAGCAGCAGCAGTAGCATGTTTATCTCTCTCTTTACTATCAAGAGATTTATCTTTGGATAAATGTTTATGTTCTAGTCGTTCATCAACAATAGTATCAGCTATACGAAACCATGCCTTAGGAAGCAGATGTTTCTGACATACTTTAAGACTTCTAATAATATTAGGATACATTGAATTAATATCAAAATCACAAATATATATATCAGAAGTACTAACTCCAATATTGCCACTACTATCATAAGGATTACCAATAGTAATATCAGTAGCACCTGAATAATCAGCAGAACTACGATAAATGTTCGGAATCTCGTTTGAGTGTAAACCTCCTGTTGCGATAGTGTATGACGTGCCCATGAAGGTAAATTCCCTGTCAAATTCGCCCTTTTCCCCACGTAGGGTTAGCGAACGTATGTCTGACAAAATATCGTTCAATTCAGGCGTGGAAAATGCGATTTTATCTGACAAAATTTCGGAAACTACGATTTTCCTACGTATTGTCTTAGTATCGATGAAGGCTTTAGGGTGTAGACCAGTATATTTACTATATAGTTTAACAATAACTTTATCAGCTATTGTGCTTCTACTTGCAGAGAATACATCTACCTTATATTCTTTACTAATACGATACCTTAGAAGAACTTCTTCTTGATTCATTCTAATTAGTTCGGCAACAATATAAACATCATTGTCATTATAATCAGCCATTTCTTGAAGATATTCTTTAGGTATGAATCGTTCAAATACATTACGATAATGGATATTAAGTTCTCTATCTGTCATTCCCTTAGCTTCGGGAAGTCTCTCGTGATAATAATGTCTATCTAAGTCACCAATAGGTGGCATAGTATACTCTTTTAGATTATACCATTTAATATTAATAGAAGTCTGTTTAAGACTTTTATGATAATGGTCTAGCCTAAATATTTGGAATAAATCCAAGTCTCGAAATGCCACGTTATTACGCAGTATAAGAGAAGTGAAGTTATCAGTCCAAAGAGTATCATTATTAGAATTACGAATAACTCTCTGTGATGTTTCATATAGAAATGTAATAAGTTTACTAGGTTTATCAAATTGATTATAATACATTAATAATGCACTTAACATTAAGCGGTCGTACTTACGATTATTATAACCGAAGTAATCTGCCTTCTGTATTAACCAATATAATAGATTAAATAAATCACTATCATCATCTTCATATAAAACAAAACGTTTCTTAGGTATTGTTTCTAAACGTTTCTTTATCTCTGTAACACTAAGTTTATCAATAATAGGAATAGCTTTTCCCTCATTATCAACACAATCAGAAAATGTTTTAAGATAACTACGTAAATCAACAAATACTACCAAGAAGTAATTTCTAGTTACTTCGACATCATAACACATAGAACTCATATACTTATACTTTTTATTTACCGTAACACAAATATAAACGATTTTTGCATCTACTACAAGCAGTATATAATCTACGAAGAGTTTCATCTATATTTCCCCACGGATTACCAGTACGCATATCAAATACAATATCATTTATATCTACATATACATCAGAATAAGTACTTCCTTGAGCTTTATTAGCTGTAAGAGCAAATCCATAATCTAAGTCACGACTAAACTTAATCTTACCAGTAGACCTATCTAATAAGTTAACTAGTAATAAGTTCCTCTCTCTAAATTCATAGTATTCCTTCCAACGCTTGCTTCTATTATATTTCTCTGCATTAATTGCATTTTGAATATAAGTTTCACCTAACTTATAATAAAGCATAACATTATTTAAATTAGAATGGTCTACTACAAATAAAGGTTTAGTTCTATTACCACCATTAACTTGAATGAACGTAACATTGAATCCAAAGATTTCATCTTTATTAGTAAAATTCTTAATATCATGTATTATATAATCTTCAGAATTTACAATAATAGTATCTTTAAACTCATCAACAAAAGTATTATAAGACATTACTAAATCATTACGAGTTAGAATTGCTTTATCACTACCTTCGATGATATTGTTACGAATAAATTTATTCCATTCAGATACAGATTTATTAGTATAAGTTATTAATCGACAAGTATCAACATCTCTAGTAAACTCTTCATTATAAAATCCGTCTATTACAAGAGATTGAAACTCGTATGCACCACAAGTATAATATCCTTTAGTTTGAGTTGAATCGAAAGCATACCTGTTTTTATTGATATATTCTAGGAATTTCCAACTCCTATTATCAATATCTTTTCTTAGTATCTTTAATAACTCACTAACAGGATTATCTTCTTCTTGTCTAACAATCTGTCTAAGAGTATAAAACTTAACATTATCAAAACAACGTGAACGAGACTCTTTAACTGGTTGAAGTTGATGAGCATCACCCATAAAAATAAGCATACAACCAAACTGTTCACATTCTCTTTCTATAAGAGTTTTAAGATTAATACCAATCATAGACGCTTCATCAACAATATATAACTTATATTGCTTAATCTTCTTTTCAGCTAATGGGTCAAAAGGAGGATTATTAATATCAAAATCAGTAACATCAGTATTAAGTCTTAAACCTAAATCACTAGCCACAGTAGACGTAGAATATCCAGTAGATGCACGAAGTACACGAGCAGCTTTATGTGTAGGAGCTGCAAGACCAATAACGGATTTAGATAATCCGCATCGTCTAATTACTTCACGTATCATATATGTCTTTCCTGTACCTGCCGAGCCAATAAGAGCACGTTTATAATCACCTACAGCATAACCTTTCTCAATAAAAGCTACTAGGTTTTCATAAGCAATCTTTTGGTCACGAGTAAAACTATTTAAGACTTTATCGTCTTTCTTAGCATCATCAAACTTTTCAAAATTCATTGCATTTTAATAAAAATCTATCAATATTATCACGACATTTAAGTATATAACCTTTAACAGGTAATCCTATCTTAAATGGAATATAACAACTAGGCATAACACAATAGGCATCAGTACATCTAACAATTTTAGTAGGTCTACCATAATTATCTAATGCACGAGTATATATTGTCTTAAAACCTTTACATGAGTACGAACGTTCAGATAACGTAATAAATTCATCACTATCTTTAGGTTTAAACTTATACATGTTATCATGTAGAACGATAGTTCCAGTAACAATCTGCATTATTACTTTCTCACGAGGAATTTTCTGTTCCTCATTTACCGCTGATAGTTTGAAACTTAATCCCATAATATTAAGGTTTGACTATTTGGTTAACACTATACTGTACGCAACACGTTCCTTTACGGGGGAATATCTTATATTTATCAGTATTCATAATTCTAGGTAATGGAGTAATTTCACAACATCTATCACTATGAACATCTACGATAATACAATGATAAGCATTAACACATAAATCATGAGATATAACAGCTTTAAGTCCTTCAAAATATACATCAAAAGTACTATCAGGATTAACACATTGTTTTAAATCTACAATCATATTAATTAGCTTTAGTTTTATATATTTCGTATAACTTATTAAACTCATCAGAAGGCATACAAACAATAGGAACATTAGTATGCATTTGTTCTTTAGGAACAATACAATTTCTTGCAGTAACTATTCTATCATCTTCAACAAACATTGTTTCAAGAACTAGACAATTATCAGTATCTAATATTTCTTTACACTTAGGACAGATATAAATATCATCTGTACCAAACACAAGAAGCTCATCACCACAGACTAGACATTTACCAGTCGTGACAATGAGCTTACCATTATCTTGTTTAAACTCGTTTAATTTCGGCATAACTAGGAATACGTCTCCTTTCTTCCATTCTAACAAGTTTAACACTAGTACTTTCAAGTACATTAAGAGTAAAAGCTACTAATTTGTAACTTTTCTCACTTTTTCCAAATTTAATTTTCTTCTTAATCATTTACGTTTAGTATTTAGTTATTACTTAATCGGAGTATCTGACGCTCCGCTTCGCTTCGCTTTATTCCCCCTTAAAGGAGTTGTGAATTGTTTAACCTTTTGCTTAATTTCATTTACAACAGCTCTATTCTTATCAATACTATCATTGCTATAAAGATTGTAACTATGTGTTTCATCAATATTTCTATTAATATCAAGAACAAATAGATACATATTAATATAAGAAGTATTATTAAGATTGCAATTAGTATAAAGGTCACTAGAGAGTTTAGTACTATACAATAGACTAAGTTGTATCTTCTGTAACTCTTTAAACAATTTAGTAAATTCTTTCTTATCCATGTCGGTATATTAGTTTTTAGTTAATAATCAATTAAAAAGGAGAGGACGCTTCCTCTCCTACCATTAAGCTATTGACACCTAATTCTATCTCACGACAGTAATTTAATTAGGGGTAAAAATTAAAAGACAAATAAAGTTTTTCTGTCTCACGACAGTAAATGCAACTTGTATGTTAAACACAATACTATGTATTTATAGCTGACATTTTACGAAGAGGATTTCCCTTACTTCAACCATTTGGTTAATGTTTCAACTTAGATTAGTCATCATCAGAGCTATCATAAGAAATAGTACGATTCTCACGAACAGTACTATTAGAATTCCATAAAACCTATATCTACTATCTTCACAAACAACAGATATAAAAACTACAATACGACAAAATTTAATTTTAGTTTAACTAAAACAGACAAACAAAATTGGCAAATTACTTATTGTATATCTTTGTATAATCTACACAATAAAAATCAGGACAATCCTTAAGAAATGATTCACATATTCTACGAGCTTCATCTTTACTATTACCAGAGTAAAGAATTTTAGCATTACCATTAAAAGACTTTCTTAGCTTATCATTCTTATCTAAGAATACAAGATGATTTTCAGAACAATAGAATACAGAATAAATCGGAGCTTTACTAGCTTCATATTTAGCAAGAAGTTTATCATAAGATTCTTTAGCACTATCTCTCATATCACTAATATATTTGATATAAGGAAGTATAATGCTATCCCATTGTTCAACAGCTTTAACCTTATCTTCAATAGAATATTCACCGTCAAGAATATCTTCAAGAAGTTGATTTAACGATTTCACATTAATAGATTCAATATCTTTAAGAAGTTCTTTATTAAGTTCTCCATTAATAAAGCGTTTATGAAATTCTTTCTTAGCTTTATCAATAATATCAGAACCCATACTAGCAGCAATAATTGCTTCAATAATCTCTTTCATTATAGTAAGTTTTAAATTATACAATAAAAAACTCTACTAATATTACTCTAGTCTCACGACCTGAATAATCTTAATAGAGTGAACCGACATTACTTAACCCTTTTTGTCAGATATGAATTAAATTGACTATATATCGGAATTATACTAAACGTAAAATCATTGTAATAACAGCACCAAGAGCAATAATAGTTGCAATAACAAATGCAGAAGAATTATACTTATTCTTAGCTTTAAGCTCTTCACAATCCTTCTTAATCTTGGCTAAATTAACTTCAAGAGATGCAATGGTATCTTTAAGAGCCTTGTTATTAGCTTCTAAAAAGTTATTACTAGTAACAAGTTTAGAACACTTATCAATAAGATTCTTTTGTTCGCTAGAAACTTTCTCATAAGTATATTTGTAATGATTAAGACCAGCATTAGATTTATCCAAATCTTCGCGTAAACGAATAACTTCTGTCTTTAACTCATTGACAGTAGGACGTTTCTTACTAAGAACATCAACTTTCTTATTTTCTTCCATAACTATTATTATTTAATTAATTTTCAATATGAGTTATATCTAAGTCGAGGTCTATATTATCCTCACTTAGAGTATTTCCAGTATTCCAATTATTAGCCATTTCACAGTCGAGATAGTCTATATCGCCTACCAAACCACAAATAGGAAATTCTATGCCTTGTTCTTCGTACATAATCATAATCGTTTAATACGGATGCAAGTATAGAAATAAATAATTGAAATACCAAACAATACAGATAATTTTATTAATTGATATTACTAAATGCTATATATGATTTATAAGTAGAAACAATATCACTAGCAGGAAAACCGCAATTAAGAAGAGCATTAGTAATCTCGGCAGTATAAACATCGCAACAAGTAATACTAAAGTTTTCATCATTAAACTTACGAATAACAGTAGGAGTATTAGCCTCAATAAAATAGATATTCATAGCATCGACATTATATTCAATAATATCATTTTCATACTTGAGTAATACAGTTCTTGGAGAAATAGAATATCTTAATTCATTAAATGCTTTACTAGCAATACTTGTATCTTTAAATGATATTACAAATTTACTATCAATACTATTAATAATATTATAACCGCTTGAATCTAAACCATATTTTTCATTAGGTTTAAGATATTCCTTAACAGCACGAAATGCTCGTCTATAATATCTGAACCAATAAGTTCTTTCAGCTAAATCAGAAGTTTTACTTTCTAACTTTTCTGTAAGTGCATTATTTGTTTCACGACATTTATTTAGTTCATATTCAATATCAGAAACATTAGCAGCATAAGCCTGAAATTTAGCAATATCAACTTGGAGCTTAGTAATATCAGATTTAAGTTGTTCAATCTCTTCATTCTTCTGACTAATAACGCTAGCACGAAGATTTAATTCACTAGACAGTTTACTAATTTGAGTAGACTTATTAGCAACATCGGCTTCTAATTCAGAAATAGTTTTCTCTAATTCAGAGATTCTATTAGATTCAGCAATACTATAATTATTACCAATATCAGAAATCTCACAAATAGAAGCGATAGATTGATAATCTAAATTAATAATACAACCACTAACTTCAATAATAAAAACTCCATTAAGATGAGATACAAAAGTTAGATTCTTTTTATCATTTACAACAGCTTTCATAAATACAAGTATTAATTATTAAGAATTTAATTTTAAAGTAATGAATCTATATCATAATAATATAGTACGATATAGTAAACGAATAAAGCTAATAACTATTATATAAGTTATTATAGTTTGAACTAAAGAACGGACGATAAAAACCTTCTTATAAGAAAGGTAATTAAACATCAAATACAACAAACATATAACTATTCCAATTAAAGATAGAAATACATGGAACTGATAAGTAGTCATATACTAGAAAGATTAGATATTGCAACACAGATAATAAGTATAGCCATAACAACTATAATAGATATTATCATAGACAAAGTATTAGACCTCCTATCAATGAAATAGTTATTCAGTAAGAGAGTAGTAATAACAAATAATAATACAGTTATTATAAAGAAATAAATATCGGTATTCATAATGATATAAGTTAAATGGTAAATAAAAGGTGAAGATGTAACAGCAATCACACTCCTTTATGGGGGAGAAAAGCGAGCTTTGCGAGCGGGACTAGACCAGCTAAGTAACAAACCAAATAGTAATCTAGATACTAATAGTAATACATATCTATACATATCTATACACACTACACTTATTCTATTATTCAATCTATTGGTAATAATACTATCCAATCTATTATATAGCCTTATATTCAATCTATTGGAATTCTCGTTATCAGGTGTTATACATAGTATTAATATACTAGTGAACTATTCTGTAAGAATAGGAACTAGACCTCATACAATACAACCAAGATATAATACTAATAGTATATAATACTAATAGTATATAATACTAATAGTATATAGTGAGATTGGCAATAGTGAGATTAGATTAAAACCTAATAGTAATAGTAATAACATGTGATAGTACAATAGTATATAATATAGTAACAATAGCGATAGTAACAATGGCGATAGAGTATCGGAAATATAGTATCGGAAATATAGCGATAATAGTACAATCGAATAAATTTGATTTATGCTCTATATGGATTTTGAATTAGTTTTAGAGTCAACATTAAGAGGTTTAGTTGAGTAAGTATGAGGAGTTGTATTGAGTTAAGGGAATGTAATTTCGCTATCATCTCTATATCTTACTATTCATACTACTATTGATGCTATTGATGTTAATAATACTATTCATACTATTCATACTACTGATGTTAATAATACTATTGTTGATACTATTGTTGTTATTGTATGAGCTTCTTCCTATTGTCTGCGACAATAGTCATCGAGGGAGGAATTTATGCGATATTGTCTGATAGACAATTTCGCCTAATATAATCCTATTACCTATACTTCGCGTGGGCGGACGCACGTGTACCTATTATACGCACGCGTACACGCACGTATATAATAAGGTACGCGCGCAAGTGTTGCCCAACTTTTATATATATATATATATATATATATATAAGCCCAGTTTATTATTTAGAATCCGTCTAAGAGAAACGTCGTCGAAAGGCGATTTTAGCTTGCTAACTAGTCAAGCTTGGATAATATGTCTGATAATCTTATAATCTTAGCTTTTAGTTCAGATATGTATTTGGTTATATCATCAGGATGAACCATTTGAGTTGTATGATTATTATATGTGATTTCAAGAGTATCAACAGCTATAACATCTATGTTTATTATAGTTTTATTTTTATCTATTTTCATAATACTTTTGTTATTTAAATTGGTTTATGATTTTAGCTTATCAGTTGATTAGCTTCGCTTATCAGTTGTAGCATTTCGCTTATCAGGTGACTAGGGTCGTTTCCAATCCCAGTTAGCGAGCATAAGTCGAGAGTATTGTCGAACACGTGCCGAATGGTGTAACTTTAGTTTAGTAGTGGAGATTTCTCTCCACTACGTAACTGGTTAGGCTGCACCCTCTGCATCAGGCTGGTATTTAGCCAACATGTCGGCTACGAGCATTTCGTCCGCAAGGGACAAACTACGCATACTTAGTTCGTATGGGAAATACTCGTAACGGTCGTGTTCATTAACATGTTCCTCCTTAGCCATTTTACTGGCATACGGATTTACAAATATCTCACCTGCTCCAAGCACGTGTCCAAGCACGCTAATACGTGCCTTCTTGAAGATAACGTGCAGCACTAATAACGGTGCAGTCATAACAGCATTGGCAAGCATTGGTTCGCCTTGACCTTTCAGTATTGCAGATAGCTGAATACGAGTGGTAAAGATATTACGAGTTACAGACTCGACATAATCACCACTTGCAGCATCTTTCACAAACTGTGGAAGATTGCGATTAACAACAATCGTAAGAGCACCAGCATAACGACTACTATTATCAATGATATTAGTAATCATCAAGCTATCGTGATTCTCGAAATCAGGACGGTCAAGCAACAGACGAGTAATATCGTCTGCTTCCTTTCCGTGATACTCGGACAAATCAACGATACGTGCATCATCATTACTAGCATCATTACTAGCATCATTACTAGCGTTAGCTTTAGCTTCTTTGGCAGCTTTTTTAACATCATTACTAGCGTTAGCTTTAGCTTCTTCAGCAGCTTTTTTAGCAGCTTCTTCAGCAGCTTTTCTAGCTGCATCATTAACTCTTGTTCCCATAATACAAATAAATTAAATGTTATAAATCGGTTAGCAACTGTTCAACCAATGCGCATCCTAACCACACACACACAATGGCAATATGTTTATAGTCATTTGGTTTGATAGTAACTGCAATATGTTTATAGTCATTTGGTTTGACTAGTTCAATAGTTCTTTTACTATATTATTTATGTCTAGTATCAATACTAGTACAACCAATAGTATTAAGAAACTATTCACATGGTTATCATACAATTTAATGTAACTTAGATGTATGAATACTGGCACACCTAGCATACTTAATGCCAAGTGTACCACTTTAATTTATCACGAGTACTCATACGTATCTAGTATAATAACGTGAACAAAATTGTTCATAAGTCTCGCCTGCACGACCATGTTCTCTCCAATCACGTCTCTGTTTATTAACAACAGAACGATAAGTCGCAGTAGTCATAACTACTGCGACTAGCAATAATACCAAGAACACCATTACTCTTTAACAATGATAGGTTTATTAGATTCAATCTTACCAATTTGTTCTTTGAACAGTTCTTCAAGAGCAACGTAACACTCTTTGCTGATTCTATAACTGAAACCATTGTTACAAGCAAGAACAACATCAGCGGTAATACTATCACTGTTAGGTATAACAACAGTTGTGTTACTACCAATAATAGTAACATTTGCATCATTAATAATCTTCATAATCTTTATATTTTTAGTAATTAATAATCAATAGCAATATGTTTAAAGTCATTTGGTCTTGACGGGGGTATTGGAATTGGTTTGAGAGCAGGGGGCTTGTGTGGTAGGAGCTTCACCTCGATAAAAATATACTCACTAAAAAATATTTTTCTCCTAGGAGTAGCACTTACAATTCTCCTAAGTTCATTATTAATAGTTCTAATACTAATAATATTTATAATAGACTTTTAAGTCTGATAGTTCCTATTATAGTTTTGAATTCATAAATAGAAATCCTAAGTTCATTACTAATAGAATTTATATCATTTCCTATAAGTCCTTTAAGAACAATATTATATATAAGTCCTAAGTTCATTATTAATAGACCTAATATTAGTATTTCTTCTAAGTCCTTTAAGTCTAATTCTTCTGTTATCTATTGTCTATTGTTGTTAGCAGTCCAAAGTCTATCTTCGATATACTTAGTCCTATTAGTCTAGTTAAGTCTTACTATTGTATTTAAGTCTTTAATTAGACTTATCTATATTATATGGTATTAATTGTATTATCGGGTCTTATTGTGTAAGCCATTTCTCCTATTCTGTCGAATAGTTTGAAGATTTAGTACTAGGATTGTAAAAATAGAATGGTAAGAATTAGTTGATGTTTTAGCTTAGTATTAGGATTGTTAGGTTGTATATAAATGTGAACCAGTGTGAATGAAAGTGAAATTATACGGAGAATACAATTCTAAAGGTTTTTTAACTAGTTAGATATTGATGATATAGATATTATTCGTATACTTGTGCTATTAATGACTGACGGTTATATTACAGTCAGTAATGTTAGTCAACTTAATTAATGGTATTAATAATCTAATTAAAGTAATTATGCTACACTTAGAGAACAAAACTAAAGGAGAGACTTTCCTAGTTCCTCAACACATGGCAGAAATTGATTTCCAATATGTTTCTGAAAGAGTTAAGAATATTACTCCTTTCAAGCATTTTGGTATTGTTGCTATTATTCAGACTGCTAAACTTCGTGAAATTATTAATCCTGACTTAAAAGGCACTGGTAATACTCGGTTTATATTAGTTAAAGCTAATTATAGTGATGATGTTAAAGAAGGAGATAGAGCTTTGCTCAATCGTTTCTTATATGTTGCTCCTTCTGATGTATTTACTGGTATAGATTGTAATCCTCGTAGTAATGAACTTACTCCTTATAATCTTGCTGAATTTATTCGTAGTGACCAAGACTTAAATATAAGTATTGCTCGTGGTGAGATATTCCGTAAGGTTAGTACTGGTTCTGTTATTAGTTTACTTGGTAATGAGGTAAGTCCTGCGACTATTGAAAAGAAAGGTGATAATGGTAAATTGATTACTACTATTGCTGAAACAGTTGTTTGTGTTGGTTATAAGATTGTTCGTCTTTCTGATATTCAAGGACAGAATACTATTGAAGGTCTTATTCCTAATGGTAAACCTCAAAAGTTTATTGTTGCTACAAACTTATTACAAATATAATAGATGCCGTCTATTGATTTAAAAGAGAAGAGAGAATTGATGCTTGATAGAGCTGATATTATTGCTCTATTAGGTGTTACTCCCCAAGATGCTCTTATTATTAATGATATTGTTGATGATATTGAAAGTCAAGTAGTCAATAGAATTAAGACTATGGGGAGAGTTACAATTCCTCGTATCGGTTCATTCTTTCCGAATGAAGGTAAACTTGATGCAATGGAGCATCATGCTTTAATGAAAGAGAAAAGGCAAGAGCTTACTCCTGAAGAATACAAAGAGTTTAGAAGAGGTCTTATATTGTCTAGAGTTGTTCAACGTCGTAGATTTAAAAGTAGAACTACTATAATATCTCGTACAATTAGACTTAATAAAGTTCTAGCTGGACGAAAACTTAGACAATTTGGTAGAGATGAACGTGGTTATAAACTATATATGTATTTCTTTAGTAAGATGAAACCAGTTAATGATTCTGATTACTATATTAATCTGTTAAATAGAGAAGGTTATGATTGCGAAGATTTCCCCATTGGATTTAAGTGGTATGATTAGTGTTAATGAGCAAGGTTATCCCTATGCTCCTAACGTTTATCAGATACAGGATAAAGATGTAAGAGAATTATATCTTCGTGATAATAGTGAGGATAAACTTCGGTATATTAAAGAAGCCGGAGTTATCTTTTATGTAGCCGACCCTAAATCTCCACCTAATCAAATGGGATATAGTCGTTCTGAAGCATTAGCTTCTGCAAAGACTAATTATGGTCTTCCTGCTGATTGGAATCCTGATGCTCTTATTCTTCGTCTTATTGATAGATACCATGAGGATAAAATGGGTGTTGCAGGAGAAGCTCTTGAAAGTATTCTTAGAGCTGTTCATAATAGTTCTCGTGCAGCAAATATTATTAGTGAACAACTTACTAATAAACTTAACTCTGGTTTACAAGCCGAAGATGCTTTACCAGTTATTGACTTAGTAACAAAACTAAATGGTATTATTAATATCATTCCTAATCAAATTAAGGCTTTAGGTGAAGCTAAACAAGCTGCTGCTCTTGAAATAGAGCAAAAGAAAGCTAGAGGTGGTAAGGTTGTTACTATGTCTATGTCTGCAAAAGATGCTAGTGATTTGGAAGCTCAAGTAGAGGCTCAAAAGAGAGAGCTAGGATTAGTAAGTGATACAATTGTCAACGCTCCTTTACAGGGGAAATACGAGAGTACAAAATGATACCTGTAAAATCTGAATATAAACAAACGAAGTTATACTTTGATGAACCTACTCATAAGTATACAGATAATTGTGGTAATTCTTATATTAGTGCTACTACAATTATTCATTCTTATGTTCCTAAGTTCGATTCTAATTATTGGGCTAAATATAAAGCTAAAGAAGAAAATACTTCTATTAAAGATATAAAGAATCAATGGGATAAGATAAGAGACAAGGCTTGTGATATGGGTAATGTTTATCATAATAGCTTTGAAGAAGGTATTCGTCAAAATAGTAAGTTCTTTAATGCTATTAAATATCTTAATAAGCAAGAGAGTAAACAAATGGTTACTGTTGCTGATTTAGATGTTGTTGATAGTCATACTAAACTTCTTGATGTTGATGCTTTTATTGACCATACCGAAAACAAGTACCCAGAAATATATAAAGTATTTAAGTTCTATACTGAAAGAGATTATAAGATTTATTCAGAGATAGGAGCTTTTCTTCCGAAGTATTTAGTTAGTGGTACTATTGATATATTGCCTATAAGAGAGGACGGATTCGTTATACTAGATTGGAAAACTAATCGTACTGGTCTTAGATTTCAGGCAGGTTATTATAAGAAAGATAAGAGTGTTAGACCTGTTCAAGAAACAGATGAATGGGTACATAAACCTGAAGATGTTCTTCTTCCACCTTTTGGTGGTCTTCCTAATTGTAATGGAACTACATATAGTTTACAATTAAACTTATATGCTAAAATGGTTCATCTTATTACTGGTTTACCATGTAAAGGTTTAGCTCTTTGTCATATTGAAGTTCCATTTATACTTAACCAATATGGTAGACCTCAAAGATTTAAAGACGGTTTTCATATTGATGAAAGTAAAACAGAAACAGCTAAGTGGTATAAAATATCTAGGCTAGAACCTGAAATAGATACTATGCTTAATATTCGTTATCAAACTGTTAATGGAAGTCAGAAACAACAAATGAATTTATTTGTGTAATAATTAAAGTTATGAATAAATATAATATTAAGTTAATAGATAAATGTCGAACAGTTGATTGGCGAAAGACATTGGAAAGTAAAGGATATGTTTATTTCTCTACTGGAAAGTATAATCTTAATCTTATTGGAGTTCGTGCTAAAGAACGTGATAATAATGAGTTTAACGATGCTTTTATAATTGATTATTGGACAAGTAATAGTAGAAGATATACTCCTATTTATCCTTGTACTACTGACCCAGGATTTAAAAGTCTTGAAAAACCTGTTAATTTTAAAGGTTGTGCAATTCTAGTTCCTGGTCAATATCGTGGTTGTTTTAAGAAAGGTTATCATAAAGGACAGTATGTTGCTCTAGTTCAGCATAAACCTGTTAAAGTATTCCGTGATGCTAACAAGGATTTTTATATGGATTGTGATGAATCCTCTATTGAGGAAGGTATGTTTGGAATTAATATTCATAAGGCAGGTGAAGCTAGTGTTGTTGTTGACGGTTGGTCGGCAGGTTGTCAGGTTCTAGCAAGAGGTACTGATTTTAGAGAACTTATGAATATAGTTGAATTATCCATTCCTATTTATGGAGATGTATTCAGTTATACTTTGTTAGAAGAAAAAGATTTGATAATATGAAACTAAAGAGCATTGGAATAGGGTTATTAGTAGTAGTTATACTATTTATTGGAATTAGAGTATTCAACCATTTTGTTTCAAATAAGGAATGTGTAGAAGTCCCACTTATCGTTCCTGATACTATATATCAGGAAATAGAAACAAAGAGAGATAGTTTACAACTAGTAATAGATTCTATTCTCAATGCTCTTAATAATACTAATCAGTATGAGAAAGAATTTGATAAAGCAATTAGTGATACTGATAGTATTACTATTCTCGAACGCTTCATATATCTTGTGTCAAAACCGGTCAGAGTTAAGAATCAAGAGACTAGAGACGAAGGTAGATAGTTTACAGCAATCACGCTCCTTTATGGGGGATAGCGGAGCGAAGCGGAGCTTAGATAAAGAAGTATTAAGAATAGCCAATGCTAAGTTAATACTTTCAGAAGAGTACAAAAACCAATACGAATCCTACAAGAAGTTATATGAATTAAAAGTTCAAGATAACTACTTGCAGGATTCTGTTATATCTAAGCAACGTGAAGAAATAAGAAGGATAACGTTAATAGGTAATGAAGCTATTACTAATCTTAATAAGGAGTATAAGAAGTCTAAGAGATATAAAAAACAACGTAATGGATTTATAGCTAGTACAAGTGTGCTAGCTATTCTTGTTGTCGTATTATTAAAATAACTATATAGATTATGCAATTGTCTGAATATCCATTTTTCATGTATTACATGGAAGAAGATAAAGGAAAGAAGTATAAACATGCTAAAGACTGTGGATATAAAGACCCATTTGACCATTTCTTAATAGGAGAAAGCGGAGGATTCTTAATGAATATTGACCCAAATAAGAGATTTGTTAATACAGAGCTTCTTCGTCCTGCTGCTATTGCTTATGAGAAAGATGGGGTTTATACTAAGTTTGCAGTAGATAGTATGCCTTATACTAACTTTCGTAAACAAGAAACTCTTCGTAGACTTGTAGGTTTTAAAGCTCCATGTCTTATGGATACTAGAACTGGTGAGATAGAAGAGGTTTATATTACTGGTGAACATTATAACTTTATTAATTATGGGCGTATTCTTAAACTAGATACTAAAACACTTCGTGTTGAAGAAGGTAAAGTTACTGGACGTAAGATAAGAGGATTTCCACGATTCATAGATTGTCAATGGTGGTACTTCTTGATTAAACAGTTCTGTCGAGATAATGGTTTATTCCTTATAAATGATAAAACTCGTCGTGGTGGATTTAGTTATATGGAAGCTATTGGTTCTGCAAATTTTATTAATCTTACTCCTAATCGTGCTGTTATTCATGCAGCCAGTGATAACAAGTTCTTAGTTCAGTCTGGTGGTTTATCAGACTTTATGAAGAAACAGATTATCTTCTATGAATCTAATACACCATTTGTAAGAGGTATAGCTAAGATTGATGCTAGTGATTTTATATTAGGTTATAAAGACCCTAGTACAGCAATTATTGATGATAACAGTTGGAATAGTGCTTGTATATCTGTATCTACTAAGAATAATCCTTCTGCTGCTGTTGGTAAAGATGCCGGAGAAATTAAGTGTGAGGAAATGTCAGAGTTTGAAAACTTTGATGATTTTATGGATGTTACTGAACCTACACTAAAGACAGGTTCTGTTACTACTGGTTTTCTTAATGCTTGGGGTACTGCTGGTAAAGCTAATGCTGGTTGGGTTACATTTGAACAGAACTTCTATGACCCTAGAGGTAGAAACTTTATGGCATTTGAAAATGTATGGGATAAAGATAGTAGACCGGAAGTATGTGGTTATTTTAAACCTTATTGTTGGGGACTTGAAGGTTATAAGATTGGTGATGATAATCAGATTGCTACTCTTACATCTCTTGATGATGACGGTAATTCTGATATAACTTTAGGTTTTCAGATAGCCGAAGAAGAACGTGCTATTGAAAAAGCTAAAAGTAAATCATTTGCTAAGTTTATTAGTTATTGTGGACAATATGCTAATATGCCTAGTGAATCATTTAGTTCTGTAAGTGAGAATATATTTAGTAGTGAGATACTAGATGAATGGGAACAAGAGCTAAAGATGTCTAATAGGTATAACTTCTATATAGACGGTAAGTTTGTGGAATATGATTCTGAAAACTTTGAGTTTATTCCTAATGAACGTATTGCTGCAACTGGTGGTGTATATAGAAAAGACTTCTTTGATTATATTAAGAATGTTCCTCGTCATTCTAATGAAGACCCCGAAGGTTGTATTCGTAAGTGGTTTAATCCAATTAAAGTAGAATACATAGATAAAAAGACAGGTCAGCTAACTAAAGGTACTCCACCGGGAATATATAGTATTAGTTATGACCCTGTTGGTATTGATAAAGATAAGAAAGAGCTTACTAACAAACATTCTCATAATAGTATTAAAGTATGGATGAATCCCTGTATATATAATGGTTATCGTCCTAGACTATGTGCTGTGTATTATGGTCGTCCTGATGAACTAGAAAAGGCAGACAGAATATGTTATTACTTTGCAGTTACTTATAATTGTCTTGGTACAACTAATGTTGAAATCAATCGTGGTGAAACAGTAAGTAATTTTAAGAAGTGGAAAGCTGTTAAGTATCTAGGTTATCATCCTGTTCATCTTTGGGACACTAATATTAATAGTAAGAAGGTTAATACTATTGGTTATGATATTAGTAGTGAGACAGTGAAACTTGACGGTCTGCGTATGTTGAAGGAAATGTTGTATTCCCCCATAGGGAAGTTTGAAGACGGACGTGACATGCTTGTTCTTCATACTATATATGATTATCAGTCGGTATTAGAGTTAAAGAAATGGTCTAATACTGGTAACTTTGACCGTGTATCAGAAATGATTGTTAGAGGTATTGAATGGGCAGCTAACGATAAGTTTGCTAAAAAGCAACTTGAACATAGACAAAGAGTTCAAACAGAAAAAGAAAATTTTTGGAATCGTAAACGTTATTAATTATGAGTTGGTTAACAGAAAGTAACAGGTTAAAACATTTCCTCTATGCAATTCCATGTGGATTGCTAGGAATAATGTTTGTGGCAGGTCTTGCCGTTGGTATGGAGTTTAAAGATAAAATGTCGGGAGGAAAGTTTGATTTCTTAGATATTTTAGCTACATTGCTTGGCGGAATGATAGGATTCGTGTTAATGCTTATTATAGTAATAGCTACGGGTGCTATTGATTGGTATATTAATATACTTATTAAACTAAGCGAATTATTATGATTGATGCAAAGCTAAATGTTAGACTTGGGGATATGCCTAAACAGCGTATCCCTAATTCTGAAAAGGATGAGTATTGGGCAGGCAGAACAATAGATTATTGTATTGCTGCTGGACTAGCTTGTAACGATAGAACTAAGACTGAACAACTTCTTGAAATACTTCATGGAGAAATGCCTGACGAGTTTTATCGTAAGACACTTAATCCTTATAATGCTACTAAGGAGAACTTTAAGAGGTTTCCTGCTACTCTAAGAAATCTTGATATTATTAATGATGTAGTTCGTCGTTATTTATCAGAATATGTTAAGTCTCAGCATGAATTTATTGTTGGTGCTAATAATCCTGAAATTATTATGGCTCGTGATGCAGCTATTCGAGAAGATATAGTTAAGAGAGCTATGATAGCGTTTCAACAAGAAGTTCAAAAGAGAGTACAACAGCAACAAGCTGAAAATGCTCAACTAGAAGCTCAAGGACAACCAACACAAGATGTTGACCCAGCACAACTTGCAGGTGATGCAGAAGAGTTTGAAAAGAACTTTATTGATAATTATATAGATGAGATAAGTGCACAAGCACAACAACTATTAGAAGTTATTGATGACGTTCTTAACAATGAGACAATAATTCCGGTTGAGTATTTTAACTATATCACTACGGGGGAAGTTTATAGTTTCCATACTGTTCGTGGTAAGAAACTAATTAAAGAATATGTTCCTACTACTGATATGTATCCTGTTCCTAATGGAGAACAAATGGTATCTAAATATGATATTGTAGCTCGTAGAATGTTAATGAGTTACAATCAGGTAATAGACCAATTCTCTGATGAATTAACAGAGGAACAATTAGAATTTATAACTAAGTATTATAATCCTAGTACTGTTGGAGCTACTCGTACTCTTAGTCTTAATTCTTATACTTATTATTTTCCTGAAAAGTGTAAGAACTATAAAGAAGATACTGGTGAGATATTTCCGTCAGAAGGTTATGATTTAAGATTGAAGAACGGAGAATTGTTAGAAGTATGGCATGTTAATTGGAGAGGATATGCCCAAGTTAAGATACTAAAGTATATTAACGAAGTAGGTTTAGTTGATGAAATGATTGTTCCTGATGACTTTGAGTTTAATCCTGAACTAGGTCATATTGAAATATCTGTTGTATATAAACCACAGATATATGAAGGCTATCGTATTGGAGGACAACGTTTCGGTATATATCCAGGTGGTGCTAAACCTATTCCTTTCCAAATAGACGATGATGCTAGATTGCAATATTGTGGACTTCAAGAAGTTCTTCCTCAAATGGGAAAGTTCTCTATTGTAGAAATACTTACTCCTTTCCAAATACTGATTAATATATTCTCTTATCATAGAGAAATGATGATAGCTAAGAATAAGATGTTTATTCTTGTTGCAGCTAAGTCGCTATTTGGAGAAGATGCAGAAGAAGCTATATATAATATAGCTGCTGAAGGTATATTTCCATACGATGATGCAGAAGATATTAATAGCACTAAAGCGCAATCTATTAAAATGCTCGATGCTAATATCTCTGGTTATATTACTGAAATATCTAATCTTATTGAATCTATTAAAGCCAGTGCACGTGAAATGGTAGATATGACACCACAACGTTATGGACAAATAGCTACTAGTGCTGGTAAAGGTACTACGGAAGAAGCAATTATTCGTGGCTCAATGGGAACTGTTATTATCAATTATATGTTTGATAAGTTCCGTGAAGATGAATATATCGTAGACTTAAATAATTCTAAGCTAGCTTGGATTGACGGATTAGATACTTCCTATTATGACAAGTCAGATAGAAAGCAATATATTTCTCTTAATGTAGAGAATCATACTCTCGGACAGTATGTGATTAAAGCTAAGAACTCTGATAGAGAAACAGAGAAGTTCGAGCAACTCAAAGAGTGGGCTTTCAATGCTAGTCAGAATGGAGATTTAATGTCAGCTGTTGCAGCTATTACTTCAGGGAATATATCTAGTCTTAAACTAGCTATTAATCGTTATCAAGAAATTCGTCAGAAAAACGAAGAATCTCTTCGTCAACTAGACCAACAGTTAGAAGATGCTAAGAATAAAGCTGCTCTTGAACAGATAGCTGCAAAAGGTGAACAAGATGCTAGACTTGCCGAAATAAAAGGTTATTATGACCTTCTTGCTAAAGGAATGGATACAGAAGCTGCAATGGCTGCTCTAGCTAATCAACCTTCACAAACTGTACCACAAGATAACTCTGCCGAACTATCTTTAAAACAAGCTGAACTAAATGAGAAGAAACGAGCTAAAGACTTGGATATGATTAATGCTGCATTAGATAGAGATAATCAACTAAAGATAGCTAAAGAGAATAAGAACAAATATGATAAACCAAAGTCTAGTAGTAGTTCTAGTAAGAAGTGAACACTAAGTCGTAATTAGCTATATACCTTTCTCTATGATTCAGACGTGCCCTACGGATGTCTCCGTAGGGTTTTTCGTACCCGTAAGATTGACGTAGACCGCATTTTTTTGACTTCTATTGAATTTTCCCCCTTAAAGAGATGAATTGTATTAGAAAGCATTAAAATGCCGTAGCAAGCCTTAAAATGGCTTATTCTTTTGCCCTATGTTGAACGTTCGTTTTAGCCGATACTATTCAACTCTTATATTACTTAAATTCAAATACGGGCTTTTCTAAACCTAATAGTAAGGTATTCAAACTAGCAAGAGTTGTGTTTCTCATATTATTAAACTACATTTGACTTGAAAGTAATAATTAAAACATATTTATTATGCCAACTTTTAATAATAATAATAATTCTCTCGATTTAAGTACTACCAAAATAGATGATATATCTACTGTTGGTGGTGCAGGTCAAGGTGCTGGCTCTGGTAATAACGGTAATACTACCGGACAGGGACAACAAGGTGCTGGACAACAAGGTCAACAAGGTCAACAAGGTAATGGTAATGGTAATGGTAATCCTGATACTGATACTAATATTGATACTGATAACGGTAATGGTAATACTGGAAATCAAGGTCAGCAAGGTCAGCAAGGTCAAGGGGATAATCAGCAACAAGACTCCTCTATGGGGGAAGTTAAGTTATCAGAAGGTGATACTATTAATGTAGACGGTGTAGATTATACTATTGATGCTGAAGGTAATGCTATTGCTGCTGACGGAACTGTATTCCGTACTGCTACTGAACTTGCTGAACTTATCGCTCAAAATGGTTCTGAACCAAGTGTTCTTAACCAATTACAAACTCGTTTCGGTTCTGACTTTAAAGATGAAAACGGTAATCCTATCGTATTTGATGATAATGAAGAAGGCATTGCTGCTTATGTTGAAACAGTAGTTCAGAGTAGAGTTAAAGAAGCTCAAACTGCTGCTATTAATAACTTATTTGAAACTTATCCTCAAGTAGAACAAGTTATTAATCATCTTAAACTCAATGGTAGTCTTGACGACTTCGTAGAAATACCTGATAGAAGTCAGATTACTGTTAGTAAAGATAACGAAGAACAACAAGCTGCTTTTATTCGTGAAGAATGGAAACTTAGCGGTAAGAAAGGAGACGTAAACAAATTTATTGACTATTGTAAGAACGCTGGTATTCTTTATGATACTGCTGTTGAATCTAAAGAAGCTGTTGATAGCATATATGAATCTCGACTTGCTGAACAGAAAGCACAAGTAGAAGCTAAAGAAGCTGCTGCTGCTGCTGAAGAAAAAGCATATTGGGATAATGTAGAAAAGACTATTAGCAAAGGCGAACTATTAGGTTATAGTATTCCTGAACAAATCCAATGTAACAAAGACGGAAAGAAAGTAATGCTTAGTCGCAAAGACTTCTTGAAGTATGTGTCTACTCCTGTTGATAGTGAAGGTAATACAGCTTATATGTTAGACGAAGCTAAAGTTGATTCTGATGCTCGTATGCAGGATGATTTACTTAAAGCATTTCTAAGGTTTACTGGTGGCGATTATGCTAGTCTTGTTGGTATGGCTGTTAATAAACAAAAAGTTCTATCTATTAGAACTGCCGCAGCGCAAACTACTGGTAAAAGGACTGTTATTATCAATAGTAAAGGTAATAATTCTAAGACAGTTGATAATGACCAACTAGTCTTGAACTAACTAAATTAAAACTAATATGTACAGATTAAGAGAAGTCGAAAGAGGTAGATATGATGATAGAGGTTATTCTAATGAACAATCTCTTGCTGCCTTAATGATTCAAAAACCGGAGGAAATCAACAACTTCCTAACTTACACTTATGGTATGGAAGATGACCGATTCCCGCTAACTTTCCTTACTGAAGGACAAGGTGCTGCTGGTGTTCGTGACATTACTACTGTTGAGTGGACTTGGAAGACAATGGGTCGTCAAAGATTCAATGATTACATTGTTTGGGCTGACACTAGTGATACTACTCCTGGTATTGGTAGTAAACCTATTAAAGTCGAGTTTGCTACTGGTCTTATTATTGAACAGTATGGTTTGCTTGCTCCTGATGGTAAGACAACTGTTCGTGTAATGCGTGACCACGGTGCAGGTAATCATGGTGGACATCTGTATTCTTTGCAGCTAAAGAATCCAGATAAGAGTGCTTATATTGACCCAGCTAACTTTGAGAAAGGTAAGTATTGGTGTATGTTAGCTCCGTCTATTCCTGAATCTTATTCTAAGGGTAACAAAACTAATGTTATGGGTCCTGGTGTTATGAAATCTCAGTTAGGATTCAAACGTTATAGCAAGGAAATTGCAGGTAACATTAGTAATGTTATTGTTAGCTATGCTTTCAAGACTAAAGGCGGTGGTACTGATACTCGTTGGATTAATGAAGAAATGCGTCAGTTCGATGTTCAGATGCGTATCTCTAATGAGATTGACTTATGGACATCTCGTTACAATCGTACTGTTAATGGTACTATTGATATGAAGGATTGGGATAATGACCAACCTATTCCTGAAACTGCCGGAATGTTTGAAATCCTAGAAGAATCTAACTACGATACTTATGGTGAATACTTGCCTCTTAGCAAGTTAAAAAGAACTATTGGTGATGTAGTTGATAAAGATACCGATACTGGTTCTATGGAGATTACTCTATATGCAGGTAAAGGTGGTATCGAAGATTTCGATATGGCTATTCGTGAAGATGTTAAGTCAGAAGGATTCATTACTCCACTTGGAGAAAAGATGATTGGTGAAGAAGGTGGTGGTCTTACTTATGGTAAATACTTCCGTAAATATAAGACTATTGACGGACATACAGTTACTTGTGTTCATCTTCCATTCTTGGATAAATCACCTATTGCTGAAACAGCAAAAGCTAATGGTCTTATTCATCCTCGTACTGGCTTGCCTATGACATCTCACAAACTGATGTTCATTGACAATTCTGTATATAACGGAAATCGTAATGTTCGTATGGTACGTATGAAAGGTCAGTCTTATCTTGTTGGTGTATTGAAAGGTCTTACTCCTATTCCACCGTCTTGGGGTTCTGTTCCTAGCAATTCTATATCTACGGATATTGATAAATCTCAATATGAAGTTAAGATGTCTCGTGGTCTGCAAGTTGACAGACAAGAGAAGATGTTCATGTTGGAGTGTGTACTCTAAAGTTAAACAATTAAACTAAATTATAATGGAAGGACAAACACCAAAAACCGGTACATTCGGTAGTAGTCTGGCTAATCCAAATCCACAGTCTGCAAGTATTCCGCAGACTAAAACTCCTGAAGCTCCTAAACAAACCTATGAACAAATTCTTAAAGAAGAAGATGGTTTAGACAAAGACTTTCTTGAAGAAAGATATATTGTAATAGCTCTTGCTACTGATATTACTATTAATTCTGTTTATCGTCAAGTTAATGCTAGATACATTGCTGAACGTCATGATAGTATTGGTGGTAGTATTAATTCAGCTAGAGTCTTGACTAGCAACTATGAAGAAATGGCAGCTTATATGCCTTCTCTTATTGGCTGTTCTCCTAACGCACAAGAGTATGTTACTAGAGTTCAACGTTGGTTTAATAGTATATCTATTCCAGTTGACGGTGACGGAAAGAAACTCAACTGTTCGTTCCAATGGAGAAAGAAAAGAGATTATCTGAATTATAAAATAGATGAAACAGCTATCATAGAAGAATATGATAATGCCGAAAAGTCTAATCCTAAACAGTTGAAAGATGCTATTGCTAGATATGTCAATAAGATTAATGCTCTTGAATCTACTCGTTATAAATATGGACATCCTATTAAAGTAGATGATTATCTTGCATATCGTCATTGCTTATTATATCCGATTGTAGCTAAAGACGTATCTGTTATTAGTTTTGATTCTCGAATCAAGTTCTACATAAAAGATGAACAACGTGAAGCTAATCGTTTGAAACGTAGTCGTATTCAGGCTAACAAAGCAAGACGTAATTATCTTGATGCTATTGATAATGATGTTAAGTTCAAAGCTATCTTTGTATGCTACTGTGCAAGCAACAAACAAGATGTATTGTCTAACTTGTTACTTGACCGTACAATTCAAGAAAAGATTCTTGATGAGTTCGCAATTAAAGAGCCGGAGAAATTCAACAAACTGTTTAACAATTCACAAGTTGAACTTCAAGCGTTTATTGAAGAAGCTATCGCTAGAGGAGAACTAGTTCGTTCGGAAGTTAACCAAACTGTTTTAACTCCTGAAGGCGGATTCATTGGAGCTAACATGAAAGAAGCATTAGCTTATTTCAGTAATCCTGAAAATGCTGACTACAAAAAAGCACTTGAAACTAAACTTAAATTATAATAACTGGTTATTATGAAAGTAAAAGAGATACATAACGAGTTCATGCTTCTAGCTCAACAAATGGGTATGAAAACTGTGCGAGCAATACTTCCTGAAGAGTTAGACCGACTAATTAATTTAGAGGCTATCGAATATGTCAAAGACGTTTTCTCTCGTAAGGGTAATCGTGAACTCGATGGTATCTCTGATAATGTTATAAGATTAACAGAACTTAGTAGCCTTCATACTAGTATTAAACTAGAAGCTGAACAAGGAGATATAATGTTTGGTACTGGTTATAAGATAGAGTTGAACGACTATCCAACACCCATGTTCTATACATCTGTTTACTCCTTTAAGGGGGATAAGTCTTATCGTTGTAGATTGATAGACTTAGACTTAGTGAGTGAAACGATGAACGATTATCATTCAAAGTCTATTGTTATAAGTCCTATATGTTATAAGACTGAATCAAATATTGAAGTAATTGCAACATTTGAAATAGATAGGTTCTTAGTTAATTATATTAAGTATCCTACTCTAATTAGTATTGCAACTAATACTACGAATGAACTATCAGATGTTGCTATGCACGAAGTTATTAAGAGGGCTGTTAATACCTTTAATGCTATCTCTAATAATAATAGTTATGAGAAAGTTTCAAACGAATTATCTAAATTAGAATAAAATGGAAAGACTGTTATTTGCAGGTAATGTTGCACTGGCTACTACTCCCGCTACTCTTGCAGCTGTTAATGCTACTGGTATTGCAGAAGGTGCTGTTGCTCTTTACGACCATGAAGGTGCAATCATCTCGAAAGCTCTTACTAAGAACGTTCCGATGTTTACCTTATTTGTTGGTGGTGGAGCATTTGCTAATAAGAGCAAGTATGCCAATATTGTATCTAATATTGATACTAGACGTTTCTCTTATGTTAAGAGTGTCTATACTGCCGGAACTAAATTCAGTGCGGAAGTTACTGTTCCTACCCCCGTAGTAGGAAAGGACTATACGTTAACTATGGCTAAAGCTCATACTGTTCTTAATGAACGTTATAAGTGGTCAGCTAGTGAGCGTGCTCGTGAAGGCGATACTGCCGCTATTATTGCTAAGAAATTAGGTAACCAACTTAAATCTCTTGGTAAAAATGAAGGATTCACTGCTACTGTTTCTGTTGCTAAGATTACTGTAACTGGTATTGACTATGAAGCATGGAACTTGATTGCAGGCGATTCAATGTTCGGAGCTACTATTACTACTACTAAAGCTATGAAACCGATTAATGATGATGCTGCTCTTAAAGAGTTACAAATTCGTTGTATTGGTGCAGAAGGTATTAACTCTACTAGTAACGATGCTCGTAAGTTATATACTCTTCCAGAGTTTTCTAATGCTGATGGTTGGACAGTATATACTCTGACCTTCTATCCACACCGTGACCTTCGTAGTGGTAGCACCGAAAATGTTAAGACTATAATTCATCTAGCTATTCCGACAGAAGCTGCACAAATTGCTACTCTTGACACAATCTTGGCTTCTATCAATACTCCGGCTGCGGCAAGAGATTAAAGCAAGGCTTAAAGAATAACTCGTAATAGTTTAAATAAAGGGGTTGCTATTAGTATTTAATATTAGTAGTAATCCCTTTAATCATAGATAGGGATGAAGGAAATTATCGAATCTGCTCTTAATCAAGGATTAAGTTCCCTGATAACAATTTCTATTTTCCTACTATTATACAAATGGTTGGATAATAAGAAAAAGACTGAAAGCGAAAAGTTTGTTAGTTCTATTAGCAATACTCTTGATGAAGTATCTGAGTCATTACTACAAGTCTCAACGTTTATTACTGATATTACAAAGAATATCATAGATAAAGATAAGGACAAATGTAAGATTGCAATAGAAGATTCTATGTTCGCTTCGGCAATGAGATTGACTATATTCGTTACTAATACTGTTATTAATAACCACGTCCATACTAATAAAGATAATATACTTGCTAATATCCATAATATAGTTAATGCTGAATTTTATACTGTATTCTCTAGCTTAGCTTTATATAAGATTAATGGAGTAAAAGCTAGTGATAATATGAAAAAGGATTGGATGGCGTCAGTGGAGAAATCTATAATAGAAATAGTGTTTAATGACAATCTTAGTAAAGAAGATAAAATATCTAGTTTTAATAATAAAATAAACTTGAAGTTTCAGTCTTACATAACTTATATAACAAATAATACATTAAAGTAATGGACATAAATTTCGATAATGTAAATAGCAAATTGGTTGATAGAGGTGTACAAGTTGTACACCTCTCTACCATTGGATTCGTTCTTACTAATGAAGATATATGTAGATATAATGCTATGACTATTCTTAGTCACATGCAAAATGTAGAATCTAAACTTAGTGAGAAACAACAACAAAATCTAATTGCAATGTATAACGAATTAATAGTAATGCAATGAGAAAGAACGAAAATGGAATGTATACTTACTTGGATGTTCCTAGTAAGTATAATTGTGTTTATAAAAGATTGCTTATTAAGTTAAGTGACTTAGGAGTAGACATGATTAAAGATTGTACTTCTACTTGTAAAGGTATCAATCGTCAAGTCATTAATTGTTGGAATATGTTTCAATCTGCTTGTGCCGCCTATACATTAGGTTATTGGAAACAGGCAGATTTACTCATTAATTATATTAATGTTTCTTTAGCTTTGAACTGTACTGAATATACTACTGATGAGAAACCTGTATTTATGACATTTGAACTTAATATTCCTATGTCAATTACTGGTACTCAACAGATAAAATATAATGAAGCTACATTTGTTATCGCTAATAAAGAATATGTAACTAAAGATACTCTTACTATATATCAAGTTATTAACGAAAGAGAAAATATTATAGCTTCAGGATTATCTATTGATAGTCCGGCTAAGTTTAATGAACTAACGCTTAACGCTCAAGTAGGACAAGTTTATATATTTAGAGCTAGTGTAGAAGGAGAAGACGGTGAAACATATTATTCTAATGACTTTATTGTAGAATGTAAGTCTGTTCCTAAAATGAACGTTATGTATTATGGACATACAGATATTGCACCGCAGACATTTCAAAATATGTCTGTTAGTGATATTATGGCATTAGAAGGTAATACTCCTAGAACTATTACAGGAGATAAGAATAATACATTTACTATTCATCAAGAAAAGAAGATTCATTATCTTCTTATACCTGATACACTTATGATGCTTATTAAAGCTGAATATGGTACTACTCTTGTTACTACTCTTTGGGACGGTTCAGACGGTGCTTATAAGACTAATAATCCTGGTGGTACTGTTGACGATATACATTATAAAGTATTCTTCTTATATTCTCCTTCTGTATTTGATGATACTATTCGTATAACCTGTAAAAACAAGTAATATGAGAAAAGGAATAAGTATAGGTCAACCTATTATTAATAACAGCGTAGATGATAACTATAACCCTCTACCTGATATTGATGTTAAGTATGGACCTTATAGCAGTATTAAAGAAGCTCTTGAAACTCTTACTCCTGAATTACGTAGTGTTGGACTTACTATTGGTATTAAACATAATAATAGTATTAATGAATATTGGTTTAATGGCGGTATTGATAACGAACATTTGGTTATTAAACAAGCCGGTGGTGGAGATAAACCTATACAAACAGTTTATATTCAAGATACTCCGCCAGCTAATATTAATGCTCTTTGGGTAGATACTTCTGGTCTTGGAACAGCTCTTGAAGAGGATGAGAAATTAGCTCCAATAATTCAAGCTATTCAAGTTATACAAAACTACCTTGATACTATTGTACATCAGAGAGACTTAATTATAAATCCTGGTCATGTTAGTAATACATTTACAAAGTCGATTCTAAAGGAATACGAACCTATTGACCCAAATACTGGACAGTTAGCTATTCATGTTGCAGCTGTTGGTGAAAGTCTCGAACCTGAAACAGACCAATATGAACCTAATACTAAAGCTGTTCGTGGTCATTATGGAACACTTAAAGAAATTCAAGATAATTTTAATGACTTCGTAGATTACGAACTTCTTATTGCTACTGATGTAAAACGTCTGTATACTAAGATTAATGGAGAACCTGTTAATCTTACTGGTAGTAGTTCAGGAGGTGGAGGTAGTATAGATTATGATGCTTTAGACAAATTAGATACTATTGGATTTGTTGCACCGAATGGACAAATATATCGAGTTAAGGTAAATAACAATGGACAATTAATAGTATATAAGAAAGAATTAGATACAGCTCAAGCTGAACCCACTGGTGGACAAGAAGCCCCTGAAACTGGTTGGATATATGTAACTACATTATATCTACAAAAGCTATATATCAATTCATTATATTGTGGCGGTATTACAAGTGATGAATATAGTTATAATCCGTGCTCTCATAACTTCGTTGAACTTAGTAATCTTACAGGTAAAGATATATCTCTAAAGGGATTATCATTACAGTATGGTACAGAAGGAGGAGATTGGGAAACACTACCTTTATGGGGGAATATCAAAGCTGGTTCGACATTCCTAATTAGAGGTGCTCAATGTTCAGTAATGAATATTAATACTACTCGTATTAAAGTTGAGAACTATGATATGGAATGGATAGCTAGTGACGGTAATCCTATTAAGTTTGATAATAAGAAAGCTAAGTTCTTCTTGACTTGGGGAACAGAACCTAGTTCAGTTACAAATCCTTATAATAACGCGACTTCCCCCATAAGGGTATCTAAAGGTTATATTGATTTGGTTGGATTACAAATACCTAATGCTGGTGATGCTGATAAAGTTGATGCTGCTGAAAATACTGCTTATGGTTATCTTAGTAGTAAGTATTTGTTTACTAAGTATTATACTATGGATAATGTTAAGCAAGCTACTAAAGCTCTTAGTGCTAGAAATAATGCTAATGATATGTACTTTGTTAACCTAGAAGCTGATGTTATTCCTAGAGTAGAATCTTATACTCCTAGAGCTAGTTTTGAGAATAAGAATATATTCTTTAATAAGACTTTATTAGATAGTACCAAACCTAATAAAGTTACTATGAGTTTAGGACGTAAGGCTTGTTATACTATTAATGAAAGTAACGAACCTAATGATGATGCTAGTAGATGTTTTAATTGGGTTTCCGTAGGTTACTATGATGAATACTTATGGTATCGTGCATACCGTAGTGATAATAGTTATACTGAATGGACTAAAGTGGAATCGTTTAAGAATGAAACTGGTGTTCGTAAATACTATAATCGTATTAGAGCTATAACTACTGACGGTACTCCGTTTACTACTCATAAGGTAATACTTACTCATCTAGGAGAACAATATGATACTCATACAAGAGACAAGAATGTCTATTATGAATATTACGTAGGTAGAGACGAAACTTATAGGAGCGATGTTCGCAGGTTTGTAGTTATGAGTGAAAATATGGAAAATGATGCTCTTAACTTTGTTCAGACTTCCGACCAACAAGGCTTTAATTGGGATGAATATAATGTGTGGAGAATAGCCGCTGACCAAATAAAGAAGGACTTTAATAGATATGAAACTAGTAACATATCTATGTGCTACTTTATGATTAATACTGGTGATATGACACAGAATGGTAATCGTATTAATGAATGGTTAGATTACGAAGCTGGTAGAGCATCTTTATATGATATTGCAGAAATGGTTACTGTTGGTAACAATGACCTTACTCCTGCTAATGTCTATGTTCTTGGTGACGGTGGAGATGATTCTAAAATCAATGCTACTAACATTCGTTTTTTCTATTGTTATGAAATGGATGAAGAAAATCCTCCTGTATTTACTGTTGAAGGAAAGGAAATATTCGTTGAATCATTATACTCATTCGATGTTGGTCATACTCATTTCTTATGTGTTAATAGTGAGATAAGTTCTAATACTGAACGAAGTGTTTATGGACTTTCTACTACCGGAGTAATGTATGACTTAATAAGACAATGGTGTGAAAGAGATGATGCAAAAGCTATTAATGCTAAAGCTAAGATAGCTTATTGTCATGAAATGCCTTTTACTATCATTACTCAAAATCTTATTAATTCATTCTATTGGGACGGTAAAGAAGATACTAGCGTAGAACGTAGTGGTAGTCGTTTGAACTTTAATACCACTAAAGCTAATGCCTATTGGTTCTCAAAGTTCTTACAGACGCATAATTACCGTTTATGTCTTGGTGGACACAAACATACGTACAGTTGCAGCTATCCCATTTTAGAGAACGAAAACAGCTCTATGAAGCCTATCATACAGGTCACTGCGGACGTTCTAAAGAAAGATTTTAATTCGGATGAATTATATACCGAAATAGCCGAAGGAGCTTTACAAGGGCAATCTTTCCCTAAATCTTGGGAGAATAATGTGAACTTTGATATGCTTAAACATTTATGTACGTTTCAACTAGTTGAGGAAATTACAGCTCCTATATATTTAATGTGTCAAGCTACGGGATATAAACATACTAGTAATAAAGAACTACCTAGTCCTAATATTCCGTGGTTAAGGTATTTCTTTCCAGCTAGTATTACTATTAATAGTAAGACAGATGTTACAGCTAAAGTAAATGCAGGTCAACGTTATCCTTTCTATATTAAGTATTTCTTGAGTAAAGATAAAATCAACGACCTTGTTTATTATCCTAAACTAACTGCTACTGTTAGGAAATTATCTAATGTATTTAATAATTCAGGTAAATACAACGTTAACATAGAAGGTCTTAATCCTAGTTACAGTGTTGTTGGTGGTAATGGTGAAACTAATAATGGTAATGATATTATAAATATTAAATTTCCAAATTATAATATTGGATAATTATGGCAGATAATATTAAAAGATATAATCCTAATACTGGAACTTGGGATATATCATCTTCAGGTAAAGCTACTGGAATTGTAGTTGACGACCCTCGTCTTATTGACCCTGAACTTGCAGAAGAAGGTAAGACTACGGAGAGTCTTAATGATGTTCTTGTTCGCCACGATGAAGCATTAAAGAAACATGGTGGTTACATTGCTTGGCTTGCCGAACATGGCGGCGGTGGAAGTGGCGGTGGTGGAGGAGCTACCGGAGATAAAATAACACTTACTAATGGTAATATAGTAAAAGAAGGTAATATTAATTATCTTTATTCTACTGTAACTACTAATATTAAACTGGAATATCTTATTACTTCTTCTAAGAATAATAAACGATATTTTATTACTGTTACTCTTGACGGTAATAATATTATCGAAGGTAAAGAAGCATGGACTAATACTCCTGGAACTCTTAATATTCCGCAGTTAGATAGATTCTCTTCTAATAGTAATCACTCTGTTGTAATTACAGCTAGTGATACAGACGGGTTCTTTGCTGAATCATATTTATTAAATATAGTAGAAGCAAGTATTAAACTCGCTAGTTCTGTATCAGGAAATACTGCAACTGTTGGTATTGATTACTTTTTTACTTATAGTATTACTAGTAAGATTATTGGTTCAGATGTTAATCTTGTAGTTACTAATGTAACTAATGGTGCTAGTAAAACTATTGAATTAGGTAAAACTACTTCTACTGCTCCTAGACAAGTTAATGTTAACTTGTGGGATTTAGGAAGTATTATTGCTGGTAGTTCTTATACTATACAGGCACAGGCGTTTACTTCAATGAATGGACAAACTGTTCAATCAGATAAAGTAACAAATCGTGTAGTAGTAGAAGATGGTGTAAACCTAGTAGTACTTGTAGAAGGTATTACTAGTAAGGCAGAAGTAGATTCAGGAGTTGAAAGAACTAAGTTCTCTCAAAGTGGTAATATATCATTTGCGTTCACTCCGTATCTTGCAGGAGTAAGTCTTATCTATTATGCTGTTAGAATAGAACATAATAGTATTGTTAAAGATATAGGTTACTTTGATGAAGGAAATTATAATGATAACCAATATGTTCAACGTGGCAAACAACAAGTATTTAGTTATGCTATTCCAACTGAAGGAGAAGTATTAGGTAATTGGAATATAACTCTTCGTTGTTGGTCTGAAAAAGGTGACCCTATTACCGATACTGTTTTAGCTTGTGAAGTTGTATCTAGTTCTCAAGCACTTATTGCTGACCAAAATCCTAATAACAGTAGATATGCTAGTTGGCATATTCGCCAAGAAAGTTTTCCACAAGTATCTACTACTAAAGTTTGGACAAGTAATGAACCTTCATTCACAGTTCCTGGTGCTATTGAAGCTAGTGGTGCTACAACTGAACTAAATGTATATAATACTAATGGTGTTCTTTCAGGCTTCTTAACAAAGAACGGACAATCAATGTTACGTATATCAGGAGAAGCCTATGGAGTAATTGATGTACAACCATTTAAAGATGATACTACTACTCTTAATAACTGGTCAAGACAAGGCTTTGGTATATCATGTACATTCAAGTCAGATAGACATCCTTTCTCAAATAGAACAGTCTTCTTTATAGGGGATTACAATACAGATGAGCAATTCTCGGAAGGTATTAAGATAGGTCTTGAAGATATTACTTGGTCTTATACTGACGGTAATATTAAAGAGACTATGAGTTGTAAGATACAACAAGATGTTATTAATACTGTTGATTTTATAGTTAATAAGAATCCAGGAAAGATGGTTGTTGCTATCTTTATTAACGGTATTCTTAGTACTGCTCGTGAAATAAAGAATGACTTTACTTGGAGAACTAGTTCAAAGATATATCTAGGTTGTGATATTAGTAATGCTGGACAAATTCAGAATTTTGCTGATGTTAACTTCTATGATATTAAGTTGTTCCGTGTTCCTGCGAATGATAAACAGATTGTTATCAATGCAATGAACTCAAAAGCTAGAGCAACTCTATTAGCTGACGGTAGTATAGATTTTACAGAGTACAATAGAATGAAGTTAAGAAACTTCTTCTCTACTTCTGATTCTGAACCAAACTCAACACTTTGGGATGATATTAATCAGACTTATGCTAACGTTAACTTTAATAGTCTTATTTCTGATACTACTAAAGTACTTCCAGTAGATATTATGTTGATTAATTGCGCTAATACTGGTTTTACTCGTGCTGTATTTGAGGAAATAGGTGGACAGAACAATAACTGGTACACTGGTTGTACTATGAGTTACTTTAGTCCAACTTCTGGTAAATCAAGTTCTGAATATACTACTGATGTTGCTGTCTCTAAACAAGGTACGTCTACTATGAATAACCTTATTAAGAACTTAGAAATAAGATTTGATAAGATGCTGAAAACCGATGACGGAAATAATCTTGATTATGAGTTATTCCAACCTAAAGAGACTTGGTTTCCTGAAAGACAGTTTACTCTTAAAGCTGATGTTGTAGATAGTGCTCATGCTAACAATGCTTCTATTGGTAAATGGATTAATGATAACTCGGATTTCTTATTCGAGAAAACTCCACCTATGGAAGAGTTAGAAGCTCACCGTCCAGTAGATACTCGTGATAAGACAGTTCATAATAAGGTAACTATTAAGCAAACACTTGAAGGATTCCCTATTATATTACTTATTCAGTTTGACGGTGAAGAAACTCAAACTATGCTTGGTATATATAGTTTTAACTTAGGTCGTGGAGCTTATTATAATATGGGTTTCCGGTTTATGAAAGACTTTACTACTAAGATAAAGAACACAGCCGGAGAATATGTAGATAATAAGTTACCTGCTTTTGTTACTTCTTATCATACTTATGCTCAAGACGAGATGTTTGGAAACATAGATCAACGTAAGGTTTATTCTTATGAGTTCGGTGAAAATGCAAATATAATTGTAGACGGTGATAAAACATTACCGTTAGCTTTGTTTATGCAAGATGACTTATCTATTATAAAGCATGTGGGTGAGTTTAAATATAACGGTGGTAACTGGTTAGAACCAACTGCTCCTGTTACTGATGATAATGTTTGGAGAGCACTACAAGAATTATTTAGTATCTTTGCTCAAATGACTACTTCGACAGTTAAGAAGTATATTTGGAATGAATCAGTAGGAGGATATGAAGAAACCGAAGGTGAATATCCTGCACAATCTAGTTGGTCTACTCTTGCTGCTGAACTTGATACTAAGTTCTCAATAAGAAATGCTTTCTCTTATTTGTTAGTATGTGTAAAATATGGACTTGTCGATTCTCTTGGTAAGAATATGACTATCGTATGTTACGATATTAATGGAAGTAAGAAATGGTTTATTAGATTCTATGACATGGATACGGCTAATGGACTTGATAATGTTGCTCTCGAATCTGTTGCTAAAACCGCTTGGTTGGATAAGTTTAGTAATAATGATAAGAACAGCGTTAATTCATTAGTTATTACTAAGAACGCTGCTGACGGTGGATATGATACTTATAGTTCTCGTATGTGGGATGTACTAAGAGATACTGTATTTGCCAATACTGGTGTATATGATAATTCTCTTGAAGGACTTTGGGACTTATGGAGAAATAATGATAATATATGCAAAGATATTAATAACTATGTGGATAATTATTTTGCAGCTCAAACAGTAAATTGTGGCGAGTTATTATTTAATTATGACTATAATGTTAAATATCTTACAGCTTATGTTGGTGAAGCTGGTGGTGAAGCGTCTTATGCTAATATAGAATTCTTACATGGTGCTCGTATTGAATATGTTCGTGACTGGTTAAAGAAACGTGTTTGGTTCTTTGACGGAGTATTTAAATATAATAATGCTGCAAATATTCAACCTTATAATAATAAAGGAACATTCTCGGCAGGTGGTGCAGAAGCTACTAATCCTAGACTAGTTGTTACTTCTAATTGTCCAGCTATATTTGTAGTTAACATTGGTAATACTACTGATACTAGATATTTCTTAGAAGAAGGCAAACCTACTGAAATTAGATTATCTCCTATTAGTTCTTTCAATACACAAGTTACTATCAATAATACTCCTCAAATTAACGATATAGAAGGATTAGGTGGAATGAGATTCCAAAGATTCATATCTAGTATGAAACTTCCTAGTTTCTCTAAACTAGACTTATCATCTGTTGATACACTTAGTGATTCTCCTATTTCATTTGAAACAATATTTGTCAATGATGAAGACTTTTCTGATGTTCGACATATTGATTTAAGTAATACTAAATTTTGGAGTGGTAATGCTGGACAAGGCACATTTACAGTTAATATAGAGAAGTACACTAAGTTGAAAGACTTGAATATATCTAGTTCTGTTGTAACTTCTATATCTTTACCTAATGCTTCTCTTTCTTCTTTGAATATTACTAATTCAACAGTTGAAGGTATTAGTCTTGTTAATCAACCGTTCTTGGAAATACTAGATTTCTCTGGATGTAAACGATTAAAAACAGTTACTATTGATTCTTGTGATAAGATTACTGAATTAAATCTTAGTAATCTAGAAGACTTACATACTATTAAGATTACTTCGTGTCCTAACTTAAAGTCTATTATATGTACAAATAATGGTAACTTAACTACATTTAATGTATCTAATTGTAATAATGTTGAAACAATTAATATATCGTCATGTACAAATAGGAATCTTATTGTTTATATTGTAGGTGCTCCTAATATTAAAGCACTTAATATGTCTAATACTAATACAGCTAACGATATTCAAGCCGCATCTGAACTTCCTAAACTTAGGACATTGAATATAACTAATAGTCAAGTTGAAGCTATACAATATGGTAATGCTGCAATTCCTACTTATAACGGTAATAAGATATTTGATGTTAGTCAATTAATCGACTTACAATTCAGTGTTCAAAACGCCAAAGGCGTACATTACTTTAAGTTTAATAATAATAAGGAACATCCTTTCAATGTAGGTTCTGCATTCTTTGTTGGTTGTTCTAACTTAAAGAGAGTATTTGGACATATTAGTCTTAATGGTAATGGTGTATTCAATCAATGTTCTAAGTTCCATATTCATGAACCCAAAGAAAAGGTAGAAGGTATTACCCCTGATTATAATGGTGAATGGTTTGGTCCAGATACTAATACTGAACAAGGTTCTGTTGATTGGAGAAATCATATTAATTTATCTACTAACTTTAGTATTGGCACTACTGATTGTAATACTATGTTTAATGCTACTAATTGCAGTATATACGATGTTTATTATTTCTTATATAAATGTGATAATGTAACTTCGTTAGCTAGTTGTTTTGCTAATGCTAAGCGAGTAGTATGGAATTTGTTAGATAGTCCTCGTAGAACTATGTTCAATCACTGTACTAAAGTTGTTGATATGAAGTCTATATTTTGGGAATTACCTGCTCAGAATTTTAAAATATTTACCAGTACTTGTGAAAATGGTTCTACTGAACATAATGGTTTATTTAGTCCTCTTGTTAGTTTAAAATTTATGGACAGTGCTTTTAATTTTGGTGGAACTAAATATACTGATTCTACTTTCTTAGCTAAGTTTAAAGGAAATGTAGATTCCAAGTTAACTAAATTAAACAATATTATTTCAAACATTAAATTTGTAAATAATATTAATAGTTCTCCTAATGATGAAACTATTGCAAATAATTTAGTTGCAGCTAATTCAGGAAATTTACTTGTACGATTGCCTGAATTAGAATATATAACAGATATGTTCAATAACACTAATATTAACTTTAATCAAACAACTGATGAAGATGTAGAAGATAAAGTAATGTATTGTCCTTTATTCTACAAGAATACTAAATTAAAATATATACGAGATTCATTTAAAGGACTTATTAAATCTAATGGTTCTTTATATAATATATTTGGTGGTACTGTTAAGAATAAAGTTAATCTTAGATTTCCTACTGCTTTATACGGTATCTATAATTCGTTCTCTATTGGAGATAATTCTACTATTACATTTCCTATTCATAATTCAATGTTTAGTAGATTGAAGAACTCATTGAAGTATATAACAGGACAGCAAGCTATTAATCAGTCTACATTAGGATGTTTTCAAGGCTTTACTAAAGAGTTTGTTAAAGAAGGAGATGAAGTATTCCCATACGATGTATTTACTAATTGTAGTGCTATTGTTGAAATACCTGGATTCTTCTCTAAACTAGTTCTTCCTGCAAATAGTGTAATAGAGCTTCCTCTTAATTCATTTAAGACTAATTACAATCTTAGTAATATATCATATTTATATTATGATATGAAGAATTGTAAGTACTCGCTTACTGGTAAAGGCTTCTCTAATTGTAAACTAGTTAATGTTCATAGATGCTTCTCTGAAATAGAAACTAGTTTCGTTAAGAAAAGTTCTATTCCTTATGGATTATTCTATATGGAACAAACTTCTAATGTTAGCTATAAAGGTTGGAATGAAGTAGATGCAGCTAGTCAAAATATTACAGAGAACTATGGTATAGATAGTGACGGTAATTGGATTGAAAGTGCTGAAATGCCAGTAGAGATTACTTATAGTAAACAACGAACTCTTCCTAGAAAGACAATAGTTGATATGTCTTATTGCTTAGAAAGATTTCAAAGTACAGAGGCACAAGGTTATACTATGAATTATGGTAATCTTACTCCTAGTAATTACGGAGATATAATAGTCCCTAATGAAAAGTATAATCCAGTTAAGTATATTCTTAATCCAAATTATGACCCTAGAGAATGGTTAGATGACGAACATACTATACCTAACTACAATAGAGATATTCATAGAGTTATCTTGAATAAAGATTTTGATAAGTATGAACTTGCTTGGAACGAATATTGTGTCGATGGTCTTAGTGGATTAGAAGATATAGTTAGAGATAGTGCTCTTTATAATGCAATTAGTACAGGAAATATTAATTGTTCTCCTGTTATACCTGATAGATTTAAAGATAATGCTGGTTCTTTTGCTCCACCTTCTGATGCTAATGCTAATAAGAAAGTACTTAACTATATATGTTCTCCTGACTTATTCTATTATTGTACTAATGACAATAATATGCAAGTAAATGGAGTGTTTTTTGGTAGTGGCAGAACTAATGAAATGGTTGGATATAATTATCTTGATTATGGACTAAGAGGACGTATTCCGCCACATTTATTCTATCCTATTAGTAATGCTACTGATTTGTCTTATACATTCTATCGTATGCCATTATTAAACCCATATAAATGGAATGTTACTAATGGAGAAGACGGAGAGTTCTACTCGGCAGATACGTTCTCTAAGTTAACTAAGTTAATATCGTTATCTAATATGTTCTACTTTTGTATTATTCCTGCACATATTAACTTACCTGTTGATTCTTATGTAAACTGCATACAATTACAAGATATATCTTCGATGTTCTTATCTGCACAGTTTAAATCAACATCTGCAATGAGACAACAAGTAGACGGAAACTTATTTAATAAGAATGTTAATCTTAGAAATATTAGTTATGCTTTTGCTAGTGGACAAGCCGTAGGAAATTGGTCAGATAGAAGTCCTAAAAAAATAAATTCTACATTATTCAATGTTGATAAACATAAAAGACTTACTAATGTTACTGGTCTATTCTATAATGCTGTTTCTACTGTTGGTAGTGTTCCGGAATTTTGGAATTGGCTTAATACTTTAGGTGCTTCTAGTAGAGCTAATGTATTCTATGCAATGAAAAAGTCTAATCTTAGTAACTCTGAAAGTATTCCTACTGATTGGGCTAATGGAATGACAGATTAAAAAAGTTAATAATAGTATTGTGTAATTAAACAAAATTTAGTTTCTTGTAGCATCCCCCATAAAGGAGTTGTGATAACTTTACCACATCTCTTTATGGGGGAAGGTTGCAAAGAGTAATTAATAATCATTTAAAAGTAATTATCATGGATAATCGTATTTATAACAGAGCTAATTCAGCTAACAGTTTACAAATATCTATAATGGGTAAAGTTAAAGCTGTTGCAGAGTTTTCTATTCCTAATGGAATGGGTGGTAAAGAACCATTCTTATTGAAGAATGTTACCGAAGACCCTATAACAGTTGAAGTAGTTCTTGCTGGTATGGATGAACCTATTACTACTGTTCTATATTCCGGTTGGAATGTTGAGTTAGTTAAACAAGTTAATAACGCTGAAGCTGATACATTACAATATGGGTACTAATACCGGTATAGGTATAGGTATCGGTATTCCTTTTAAAAATAATGCTCTTGGTGGAGATAGACCGTATCTTCCACCAGAGCTTAAAGCTAGACTTATTGGAGTTTGGGATAATTACGGTAAAAAGAATACTGATGCTGATAGGAATATTATTAAGAATAAGATTCCTAATGCAGGTGGAGATTTAGAGATTCTAAATGCTGCATATAAATTAAATAGTGGATTCGGAAAATATAGTGAAGATTTTACTACTTGGACTAAAAGTAGTAAGATAACTTCTGTTGATTCCGAATCTTTTGATTTTGTTATCAATGCTAATTGGAATTTATTATATTATAAATCAAATATTGGAAAAGATATACCTTCTTTTAAAGTTCATATTAAACTTAAAGGAGAAGGCAAAGTATTTTATAATTATATAACTTCGGAAGGAGTATTTACTAATAAGGTTATTACATCAGAAGAATATGTGGTTCCTATTAGTTATAATACTAAATATACTGGTGAAACTCCTGTAAATTGTGGATTTTCTATTCATATTACATCAGAAGAATGTAGTGGAACTATAACTCAAATTCCAAACTTTGAAGGTGCTTTCGTTACTGACGGAGTAAACGACATGATTATTAGTCAAAAGACTCTTCAAGAAATGGGAGTTACTAAAGACTTTACTATCGTTAGTATGATTCATCAAATAACTTTAAGAGGTGCTACGGCTGCTGCATTAACTAATTATATTAGACAACCCGTAGGATATGAGTATGTAAGAAATCATGTTGCCAATATTGGTAAGACTGGAATATATGGATATGCAGTATATGATGTTAATCAGTCTAGTGCTGGCAATAGTCATATAATAAATACTATATTAGGAGATAAAAACGATTATTCTATACATATAATCGGTAATTTATCGCAAGGAAAATTTAGTGTACAAGGATATATAAATGGCGATAATAACATAGTTGAATTAAGTCAAGTTGCTTGGTATTGGACTTTCATCGCCAAACGAGTATTGACCACTGACGAAATTAATCAAGTAATAGCCTACTTCAACTTGGACAAGTATGTTAAACCTGATATTTACTATGACGTCAAGAAGCAAGGTCTTACTAATGATATTCCCGATGAAGATTGGTATCTTAAAGACTTTAGTGGTAATGGACGTGATATGACGTTATATAATTATGCTAGAACTCCAGAAAGTGGTATTAACGAAGAAGGAGGCTTGCAATCAGACGGAGTAGATGACTATGGTCAGTTTGTAGGTGACTTGGGATTGAAGGATTACACTGTGGTTATTGATAGAGCATATCCAATAGTAAGTACTCCTCAGTTTACAGCTACAAGTGATGCTACTGGTGAAAATGCTAATACCCCCTTCTTAATAGAACATAGAAGCGTTAACGCAAATGAATCTACCTATTCCTATCTAGCTAATAATGCTATATCTATCAATAAGGAAAGAGAGATTTGTTATCAGTCAACATATCAGTATAAAGATACAGTTATTAATAAAGGTTCTTCTACTAGTTTAGGCACAGGATTAACAATCGCTAGGTATGGTATCAATAACGGTTATTCCGCTTTAGCGCTGTATTCCTTTATGCTTTTTCATTACTCTATGAGTAAATTCTTAATCGAGCGCCAGCTAAAAAAGCACAAACTAGGTACGCTGTATCCGAATATGGTGGAGTTTAGACCTATTATTAAAAGCAATGTTAACTATCAAGATATTATTGTTAGAAATACTAGTACCGGAGAAAACTTAATAGTAGGTCAATATTACAACTTAGAATTAATTTCGATATATGTAAAGCCTTTATATTACGAAGAAGTTAGTACTATTAAAGTAAATAATATAAATGCAGAATTTAATAGCTATGATAAAAATACTGGTTATTATAGATTTGATTGTATAGTTACTAAGTCTCCACAGAAGATAAATCTTACTATTGAACAAGATGAAAACTATGTTCAATGGAATCCTAATATTAAAGCTAACGTATCTAAATATTCAGTTACTGCAAATATTAGGAAAACTGACGGTACAACATTGAAACTAGTAAATGGACAATTTTATTCTACTTCTATTACAGGTAATCTAATATTGGATATTGTTCCTCCTTATAAAGATTCAGATGAAGTAACTAATGTTGTTATTGATGGAAAATCTTATACTCCTACTAAAGATTCAAGTGGTAATTATTATAGATTAGAAATACCTTTAGTATTTCCAAAAGAGATAAATATTACTATTCAAGAATATGTTAGATATGAAGATATTGTACAGCCATATCCTGTTTTATTAAGATTCAAAGATGAGAATAGTAATGAAATATCTTGGGGAGACAAAATTAAACTAGGTTCCAGTATTACTAGAATAGGTTTATTTAATGATTGTAATCTTCTTAAAGATATTTATACTGTTAGTAATGCTAAACTTAATGGAAGTCCTTTGCCTAATACTCCACATGTTGTTGAACGACAAATGGTATTTACTTGTACAGCAACTTGGATTTTTGATGATAACGAACCTAACTGTATATTATCTCCTAGATTATTACGTGTTCCTAATTCTAGTTATAAGATACTAGGTCATATTCCCGATATATCCGGTCATGGTAATCATGGTGTTATTTATAACTCGGCTTATGCAGAAGGAAGTGGAGTTAATGAAGATGGTTCATACCAATTTGATGGCGTGGACGACTTTGTTGCTATTCCTACTTTGTCTAAGGGTGGTAAGCAAGTGTTGATGAAAGTGAATTGGAGTACTTTAAATGGATTTATATATGACCAAAGACCTGTTTCCGGAGATAAAACATTTGGTATCTACACACAAGGTGATGTAATCGCTTATTCTCAACATAATAACGGTAATACTTATATTGACGGTATTATAAACAATAATATCATCGGTAGTAATTTATCAAAGATTACCCATAATATTGTAGCAACTTGTGATGTTGATAATTCAATAACTCCGTCAATAGGTAAACGTAGTTATTCAAATAGTTATTTCGCTCAAATGTCTCTCTACGACTTCATGCTCTTCGATGAAATCTCAACAGACGATAAGATTAAAGAGTTGAACACTCATATTGGTATAACTCCTAAAGTTACGTTACCTAATTACTATTGGGATAACTATGGTAAAAAGAACACTGATGCAAATAGAGGTTATATTAATGAACAAGTGTCATTGCAAAAGACTGGTACTAGTGTTAATCCTCTTGAGAACTTCAATATTGGTTATGAAGGTATGTCGGGTTATAATGGTTATCCAGTAGTGTTCGGTGCTAACAAGACTTGGGAAACTTCTAATGCAGTAGATTATATTTATGATATTAATAGTACTATTGTTCATATAACTAATGTTAAACATGTGGCTAATGGTTTATTATATAGTTATGTTAAGAGAGACGGAGCGTTAGCTAATATAAAAGAGATACCTGCTTTTAGAGTTACTGTTAAAGGTCTTGAAGGAAATAGTAAATTTGTTTACAAATATTTAGCTACGGAAAATGCAACAAAAGAATCAATAGTATATTTAGGCAATGGTATTTATAAATTACCTAAATCGTTTGTTCCAACAGACGCATTATTAGATTTAACTACTAATTCTTGGATAGGATTTGCAATAACTTCTATGATAGAAGGTGAACTAGTTTTTGATTGTGATATTACTATTGAAATTCTTCCTGAATACGAGAACGGTCTGGTTTATGACGGAGTATCTGACTTTACTGATAATAAGAATATTCCTATATTTACAGATTTTACTGCTATTATAAAAAGAGTTGATTTAGATGCTAAGAATGATAATTCTACTGTAATGTTTAAAGGAAATAAAATCTATGAAAGTAGTATTGGAAACGGTTTTATTTTAGATTATTGTTATAATAATAAGAATTATGTTTATAGTTACGGTAAATTAAATCAGATAGAACGAGATGATTCTAAGATTATTTATTTAACTCCTGAAAGTTATAATGCTAATCCTATTATAAAAGGTGAAAATAGAGATAATCTAGGATTAGTACTTGGTAAATATTGGAAAGGAATAATCTATAAAACAATTCTATATTCTAAGACTATCTCGTTACTAGAAATTAATTTCCTAAAGAACCTGATGGAAAAGGATGAAATAATTGATTTAACTAACCCGATATTTATAAAAAATGAATAAATGAAAATAATACCTTATAAACTACTTAAAGTAGTTTATATAATACTTGCTATAATTGCAGTAGTTATGTATACATTAAGTTTAATATTTAATATTTAAAGATTATGATTGATTACATTGTATTTCCTGTTGCTGATATAGATGAAGAGAAGTCAGCAAAGATTGATGAACTTAATTTAGTTCCTCGTAGTAATGTTAGTAAAGACAAAGTATTGATGAAGTGCCAACATTATAAAGAAGTGTTTCCTGAAAAAGTAACTAGAACAGTTACTACTGATGAAGAAGGATTGGAAATTATTAGTATTGAATATCCTTATGAAACTTATTCTAATGAAGCACTTGCTACTTTATTGTCAAGTCCTGAATGGAATTTTAAAGAAGATGAGGTAATAGAAGATTCCCCCATAGAGGGATGACATTACTTTTATTGCTTAACTCTAAGCCCTGCTTATAACAAGTAGGGCTTTTATTTTCTTCATACTGTATCTAACTTTTAATAAAATTATTACTTATGGCTAAAATAGATTAATGGTCGAACTTCTTATATTATCTTTTGTTATGAGTGTATAGTAGCTACTATAAGATATTCTTAATTTATTAATCTAAACCTTATTTATTATGCAAGTAATTGAAAAAGTTAAAGTCGTTCCCGAAGGTTATAATGGTGCAGGGATGGACGGTTATGGTCGCCGTGATGTTAACGGTAAAGCTAATGCAGGTCTTACGCTTGGTATTATCGGTACTGCTCTTGGAGCTTGGGCTTTATTTGGTAATCGTCGTTCTGCTGGTGTTCTCGGAACTGGTGCAGGTCTTATGGGAGACGGTTCTACAAACATTAATGTAGTTGGTGCAGGAATGGGAAGTGCTGGTGCTCCTACTGCTTTCCAAGCATGGAGTAAGTCTTGTGAAGATACTCTTGCTTTGCAGGGCGGTTTGTATCAGTGGGCTTTAACTCAACAGAACCAACGCTTCCAAGACCGTCAGGTAATAGACAGCGAAATGTTCGGTTTGTATAAGTCACAAATTGATGCAGACTTCTTGCTGTACAAGGGAAACCGTGATAACTATGATTCTCTTAAAGCAGAGATTAGCGAACTTAAAACACAAGTTGCTGTTAGTGCTGCTATTCGTCCTTATCAGGATAAACTTATCCAGTGCGAAATCGAGAGAGCGTTCACCGCAGGTATCAATTATGTCGATAAAAAGACTTGTAATGTTATCTATGGTGTTACTTGTCTACCTAATGAGCCTACTACAACAGGTCTTGTTGGTAGAAATGCCAATGGTTGTCTACCGTGCGGATTTACTCAAACTGCTAGTACTCCTGCTACATAATATTACTAATCAACTAAAGAATAAGTTATGTTACCTATTAATCAAGTTATACTGGGCGGAACAGACCCTTTGTTAAATACTGGAAGTCTTACCGACCAAATCCAATATTTAGAAGAACAGAAGCGACTTATTGAAGCTAGACAAAAACAGATTCAACAAGCTGCTAATGGACAACAAACTTTACAACAAGTTAGTCCTCAACAAACTGCTAAAGTAAGTGTTTGGGACTTGATTGATGCAGAGATTGAACCTCTTACTAATGAACAAAGAAATATGCTTGCTACTAATGAAGAATATGTAGCTAACTATAATAATCTTCAATCTATGGTTCAAGCAGAAGTTCTTAATCTAGTAAGAGCTAATATTGAGAACAGTCCGGAAGGTAAAGCTCTGTTAGATAATCAACTAAAGTTAGTTAAGAATCTAAAGACTAGTATAATCGAGATGTCACAAAGAGAGATGCAATTGTTCAATGCTTTTAAAGAAGCTAGTGCAAAGAATCCTTCTCTTACTTATGAAGAATTTATTAAAACTATGAAGTAATGATAGAAGTAAGTGTAGTAAAACAAAAGCTGCAAGATTACATTGTTAATCAGATAGATATTCTTGGTGAATCTAATCCAGCTATTAAGTTAGTTAAGCCTTTGGCTAAACGTGCAATTATTAATAACATTGATAGTTTTGATAAGTTTATAAACGCTATTGCTAAAGACGGTAAGATTGATATTGAAGGTATAGTTGATGAGGAGATTGAAATAATCAAATCTATTCCTAACTTTGATTTTAATATTCCAGTTCTAGGTAATGGTAACATCTCTAATGGTAACATAACTCTTTCTATTCCTTTTATTAATAAAGGAATTATGTTTAACCAGTCTGATTTGGAAACATTCAGACAACTATTAACTAAGTAATATTATTATGAGAGAAGTACCATACGAGACAGACCAAGATGTTCGTGCTCGTTCTCGAAGAGACGAAATGTACGAACGAATTAATGATTTCCTTGCTCGTGGCGGTCGCGGAAGAAGTGGTCGTGGCGGACGTGGAAGAGGAATGATGAATCGTATTGGATATAAGACTTACGACAACTACGACAGGAATGAACAAAGAGGTTACGGTGAACGTCATAGATATGATGAAAATCGAGGTTATGACGGAAGTCATGGCTACGATGAAGAAGAACGTATGCTTCTTATGCAAATGCTTGGAGTAGATAGAAACGAACGTTATAATGATTATGGTGATGAACATTTTAATAAGCAGGAAGCTAAGCGTACTGTTGATGAAATGTACCATGTCAAAGACGGTAAGAAATATATCGGTGAGAAATACGATATGCAGAAAGCTCACGAAGTTTGTAGTAAATTCAAAGATAAACTAGAAGAAGATATAGAAGTTGCTGATGTATATGTAGCTATTAATGCTCAATATCACGACTACTGTAAGTTATTCGAGAAGTGGTTCGGTAAAAGAAACTTTGACGATATGATATTCGAGAGTGCTATCGACTTTTGGTTTGATGACGTTGATTTTGGAGAAGATAAACTCTGGAAGTATTTCAACGAATTGAAGTAATACAAGTTCTGTTATATTCCTAAAGAGAGATTACTAAATAATAGTAGTCTCTCTTTTCTTTTTAAAATAAAGTTTTATATTTGTTGTGTAATATAAAACTTAATGCTTATGGGAATCTTAATGAAAGTGTTGTTTGTTGCTGTAATAGCTATTACTATTATAGCATTTGTATGGAAAGAAGCTACTAGCGTTCTTCCTGCAAAAGTTGTTACCTACATAAGAGTAGGAGGTGTGTTGTTAACTATTATTCTTGGTACTTTGTTATTCTTGCTGTAATATGGGCTTCGGGAATATACTTAGTGAGATTCTAAGTACTACGGCTACTAGTTTTGATTTTGCGTTTGTAATCTGTGTAAATGTGCTAGCGTATCTAGTAATTAAATTAGTTGACAAACTTAATGGAAACAAAGTAGTAAGTACTTGGAATAAAAGAGTAATAACTCTAGTATGTGCTTTAATAATGGGAGTAATATACTTCTCATTAAAGCTAGGAGATGTTAAGGTAGTACTTAATTCTATTATTCTTAGCTTCGTATTTTGGAGCTGGATTATGAAGCCAATATTGGCGTTCTTCAATATAGACTATCGAAAGTTTATAGAACTTGAAGATAATGAATCTAATCAATATCCAAAGTAAGTACTATTAGTAAGATTAACAAGTGAGAGTCGACTAGAGATAGTCGGCTCTTTCAGTATGCACGCTCCTTTATGGGGGAATAAAAAGTATGTCCCACCTTCCTACGCTTTCATAGAAGCTCACCATAGGACTTTAGTACCTTTCCTTAACTTACTATTATCCGACAGTATTGCGTGCCACCACGGGTCTTAAAATGTGTCACTTGTATAAAAATGTTTACAACGCGAATATCTGTAAGCTAGCTAGCAAGCTAGATAGAAGTGCTGAATTAAAATTATTAGTAAAAGTCTTGTCGATACCAATATAATAACTATATTTGTTATAATACTAATTCAAAATAATAGTGATATGAGTTCGTTAAATCAAATTGTATCTGAAATAGCTCATGCTATTCATCAGCCGAATAACTTTACTGCGAGACGTACTATTCGTAGTGCAGTTATTCATACGTTCAATGAACAGATACGTCAGACTTATCAACGTCACGCTAATGTCGATAAGATATTAATGCAAAGATACAGGATAAGTTTAATTAATGTTCCTGACGGAGATATATTCCAAACTCTTGTTAGTACTAAGTATAAAGTTAAGAGAAGTAAGGATAGAGTTCCTAGACCAGTTCGTCTTGATAACAATTTACCATTTGTTAGTGTTCGTACTGTTGGATATGATAATATGGCTATTCCATTTATTAAGGAAGCGAATGCTCAATTTTATAAAGCTCTTCCAGGAATGTGTACCAGTTTAAGTTATGATTATATCAATGGTTATTTATATGTTAATAGTAATGGTAATCCACTTATTGAACCATTAGGTCATATTATCATTGAATCTCCATTTGAGATACCTACTGAAATTCCAATTGAAACTAATGAAAAAATGGAATCAAGTATTGATAATGATGATGAATTTATTATTCCTGAAGATATGGTAGAACGTATTAAAGATGTAATCTATAAACGTAATCTACTTAATGTTGAGAGAGCAACTAATGAAGTTCCAGTTAAAGATGATATAAACCAACAACAGATAGAAGTATGAAAGTAAATGCAATAGATAGATATGACATACGTAATATGTATACACATTTTATAGAGACAAGTGAAGAGGAGTACGACCTTGTGTCTCACAATATAGTCAGATATAAATCTTTGCTTTATCGAATTAAATACTCTATTGAACAAAATAGAAATGCTGTTGAAGCCATATTTGATGTATGTGTATATAACTACTGGGAATGGAATACAGATGAGTTAGATACTAATCAAAAAATGGAGAAAGCCATAGATGAGAAGTATGTTAAGTTTACGGATGTAAAACAATTAAGATATGGCAATCTTTATCGTAATCTAAAGCAATACTTTAGAGTGCTTCGTAAGATAAAAGATTGTGAGATAAGACAAGATGTATTAAAGAAGCGTAAGTTAATTACAAGAGACCAATACAAAAAGTATTGTTACCTGTTCTTTGGAGAAATAGGAAGGCAAGTATTGAGAGGAAAGATTTATAAGTTTGAGAAGAAAATAGGTTGCCTTATTATAGAAAGAGTAAAAAGAACTGAATCACATATTACTGCTGACGGTAAAGTTATTAAGCATAGAAAACGTATTAACTTTGTAGAAACTAGAAGAAATAAAGAAGAACTTATTATTAAAGGACTTACGCCTTATAATAAAAAGAAACATCTTGAAGCTATTGCAAAAGGAGAGGAATATGACGGTGTTAAATATATATCTTATAATAATTCGGATTGGTCTTGTAGAGTTATTATGATTGACGGTGCAGTTAAGAATAGGACAGTATTTAAGTTTTGTGGTATAAATAATCACATGAATGTTACAAATGCTGAACTACTTGCAAAATGTCATAGTGTAGAAGATATAATAAATCTTGATACTGATATTAACAATCGTGTCTCTCTTATTTCTAAGTTTGACCCAAGTTATACTCAAAAATATATTAGAAACAATGAACAAAAACCTATCTTCAATAGAAACTATTATCGCAAGACTTGATAATGATTTCAATATTATGAGTAGCGATTATATACCTAGAGTTGGTGCTTGGTGTATAGATGCTATGAATGAAATGGGTATTCTTCAATATGAAGAAAAGGAAACTACTATTGAAGTTGTTGATAGAGTTGCTTATTTCCCATGTTGTATGAACGCATTTAAAGTGTATGCAGACGGGTGTGAGGTTTCCCCCATAAAGAAAGGAGACTGTGGTTGCTCTTCAGGTACTACTGAATACTTCACTCAAGACCGAGAGAAATCTAGGGAACGAGAAAGTAAGCGTACTGTTGAAGTAGACCCTGAAAGCTATGAAGGACGTAATTACGTTTATCTTCGTGACGCTAATGCTATTCAATTAAACTTTGATACAGATGTTGTTAAAGTATCCTATCTTACAGTTAAGACTGTATATAGTGATACTTTTCATTGTAATATTCCTGTTATACCTGATAACGGAAAACTTATCGAAGCTCTTGAATGGTTTTGTATGTGGAAGTTACTAAGTAGAGGACTTAAACATCAAGTATATTCTCTACAAGGTGCTATGCCAGTTAATCCATATTTATTATGGAGAGATTCTCGTGACAGAGCAAGAGCTTCTGTTATTAATGAAAATCAAGATGCTAATGCCTATAAAGGTTGGGCGTCGTTCTTTTATAATGCAACATTTAGACCTAGAGACTAATGGAGATAGTTAAGGAGTTAAACAAAGACGGAGGTTATGAATCCATTAAGAATGGTTCAATGACCCATGCTGTTAATGCTATGGTTTCTCGTGACGGTAATTCTATTCAGAACGAACAGTCAATCGAGACAATTATAACATTAAGTGAAAATGAAGAGATAGTCGGTGTTATCTCTTGTTCTGATGAAATAGTCATCTTTACTAATAATAGTAAGATTAGAAGATATAAAGAATCTACTAAGGCTATTACGGAAGTTGCTACTAATTGGAATTATCAAGGCGGTAAAGTTATAGGTACATATACCTATAATGTGAATAATGAATTAATTGTTGCTATTACTGAACTTAATTCTGATGAAGAAGTTCCATTAAAGATAATTAATCTTAATAAACCTAATTACCTAGAAGGTGGAAGCGATATTAAATATACATTAGTTCCTAATATCCCTAAGACTAATCTTAATAACTCCAAGTTAGTATCAGGTAGTGCTATCTATAAAGGAATATATAATTTCTTTATTAGATATAAAGAAGGAAGCGATTATACTGGTTGGTTTCCTATTGGAACTCCTGTATTAGTATGGGATAAAGGAAATCAAACTACTATTGAAGATAATAGTTTTGGTTATGATGACAGTAGCGGTAATCTTCCTGTTAACTATAAGATAGGAAACTTTACTTTTAAAGAAGATACTAATCTAAATACTGAAAAGGTAAATTTAAATATCGAACTAGGGTTACAAATAGATAATTCAGGTCTTAATTATACAGCTTATCAAATAGGTTATATAATTAATACTCAAAAGGGAGATACTAAAGTATATAATACTTCTGATATAGATATTAAAACTAGTAGAATCACGATAGACGATGCTTATAACGAAACATTTAGTCTAGATGATATTACTAGTTCTTTCTTTAATTTATATAATGTAAAAACCTTATGTAACTATAACAATAGATTGTATGTAGCTAACTATAAGGAAGAAAACATTAATAGTCTTGTAAGTTCTATTGATACTAGTAATATACAAGTTCGAGTTAAAGATTTTATCGGAAATAAATCTATAATGAGACGTAGTGTTACTAGAGCTGCAACTTCGTCAATAGTTAATAATCCTAGAACGTTTGATATTAATAAAGGATATGTAGTGACTATTAAAGGACGTGCTTATGGTGACGGTAGTGAATATAAAGAAGTTACTAGAAAGTTCTTCCTTACTCGTATTGGTAAGAATAGTTACGGTACTTATTGTTTAATGATTTCATCCCAAGACTTTATTAGAGCTTTCTATAAAAATAGTAATTATGATAGTCATACTACTCCATTCTACGTTTCTTATCAAAATACAGATAATCTATATGAAGCTGCTACTGCCGTAGTTGTTAAACCAGATGATAAAGATTGGTATATACTAGAATTTAGTAGATACGGAAGTACTTACTATGATGAGATATATCCTGATAAATATTCTAGTATAGTAAATTTAGGATTTGTAAGTCATCCTTATGTAAGATATGGACGTACTAATGATTTGTTTACTAGTACTTCTTATAGTGCTCCTAATATTCAAAGAGAGTTTAATACTGACTTTAAAGTAGTATCAATTGAAGAATTTGACTTAAATATAGATACTAGAGAAATTATCGAGCCTATGTGGTTTTACTTAGGAGATGTTACTATTGGTGAAGAAACATATAAATTAAAATACGACCGTTATAATCCTATTGACTTTTATTATAAAATATACGATATGTCTACTGGAAGTCCTGTTGATAAAGGAATGAAACTTAGACGTTCTTTTCAAATAGCTTATGTGGACTATGGAGGAGTATTAGATATTATTAAAGCTAAGTTTCCTAATTCAACTATATATACTATTGATGAATATGAAACAATTAATCCTACGGGAGCAATAAATGATGTTAAGACACAAGCTGAAGGAGGATTAACCGAAGGAGATAAACTTAGAATTGCATATGATGTATCTAAGAATAAGTTTATGTTTGCTACTAAATATAGTAGATTAGACGATAGTTATTGGCATCGTAGAGAAGATGCTATTTTAATTATTAATAGTGAAGGCGAAACTAGTAGACATACAATAGATGAATTATTTCCTAATCTATCTGTTAATTTCAACAATGAAAATAAATCTACACAAGATTTAATTAACGAAATTGAAGGAATACATAAAACAGTATATAAATGGAAAGTAGATAGAGAACCAACAGATGACGATTTCAATATTGATGAAAGTTATACTGTTGACTTTAATGTTATAAGTAGTCTTAGTGCAGATTTAAGTTCTACTAAAACATTTACTGACTTAAAGGCTTATCCTGTTGGTTATATTAAAGAAACAGTAGAAGAAGAGAATCAAACTATTATAACTGCCGAGAAAGAGTTCATGATAGTTATTCCATTTATAAATTATCTAAGGACTGTTTCTACTTATGATTACACAGGTAATGAAGATTATACTATTTATGATGGAGTAAGTGTTGAAAGTACTAAAGCCTATGAAGGAGTATTAGGTAACTTATATATTTGTTTCCAAAAGAATAAGAAGTTTAATCTTGACGGAATTAGTAATTATGACGGTTTACTTCTTGATATTCCTACTTTTGATAAAGACAATGTATTAGCAATAAGCGAAGGTGGTATTCGTTCTAGTGGTAGCGAGTTTCTTGAATTACATAATAATGATAAGTATAAAGAACTTCGTGTTAGTGGTCCTAAAGGAGGTTATATTAGTTATGCTTTCGGATTTGCTTCTCCTAAGATATTGGATAGTGAAACTAAACCTGAAGATACAGAATTTTATTCAGATAGTGCTAAGTATGCAATTAATCAATGTGTATATAACTTCTTTGTACATTATGTATATCCTAATGGTAATATTACTGACGGTATTAATATTCCTAATACTATGAGTTATTCAGAGACTATTAGTTTAGGTACAGCTAATGAAGGTAATACAGCACTAACAATGAATATAAATGAAGACACTCTAATATCTGATATTAAGACTAAGTTCGATGCTTATAAAAGTCAATATGGTAATATTAATACTAATAATGCACATGATGTAGTTAATATATTTGATAGCATTAGTAATGTAAGATTCTGTAATATATTTCCTAAATATAATTCTAATGGTATTGCTCTTTATAAAAACAATAATGGCAATCGTATGTTTAGAGGAACTAGAAATCCTAGTTACAGAGGAATTCATCAGATAGAATTCTTATTTGACAACATACCTATGAGAAAAGAGTTCGTAGGATATTTTATATCTTATGAAAAGACAGAACCTATATTAGTTAGTGAAGGTGTTCCTGTACGTAGAGATGATGATTTTAATACTGCATTTAATGAACAAGTTAATAATATTCGTTTCTATTATCCTGAATTTGATATTATAAAGAAGTCAGGTGCTGGTAATATATTTATTACCGATAGTCGTTATACTATGGGTAATGCTTATAAAGGTCCTATGTTTACTGACTATTATAGTAGTGATACTGATTTTAATCAATCTCGTCCTTCAGAAGAATTTGGAGATATTAGAGCTGTTAAAAGCTCTACTATTATAATGGCTGATAGCAAAGATGATAATAATGCAGGTAGAGAAGCTGTTGTTAATCTTGTTTTGAATAAGTCATTAAAGTTAGGATTCTATACTGCAAATGGTAGAGGTTATGTAAATAGCTTATTACTTAATATAAGTGATAACTTATATATGTCGGAGAATAAAGACCTTATTCCACTTGGCTATATTAAGTATGTTGGTTCAACAGGAGATACTTATAATTATGGTTATGAAGATTATATCTATAATTATAATTATTACTTTATGACAGCATGTGTTTATGCATTTAATCGTAATGGTGTATACTATGATACTACTGACCCAATACCTAAAAAAGCTACGGATAATACTAATCTTTATCCTAATTTCCCTAGAGTACATTGGGATAGTGAAAGAGTAGGTAATACTCCTATAAGTAGAATAATTCTTAATTATTATTCGCTATATCCATTATTTGCTAAAACTATTAAAACAGCTCCTGATGAAAGATACTATACTATTCATACTGATAATAATTCTTTCGTTCAGAATGTTCGTATGATTCATCTATTACCTACTACTATCAATGATACATTTGAAATAAGTAGTATGTATCTTGATTATGCAGGTAAGAAATTCATTAATTATAATGAATTATTATATAGTAACTTTGTTACAGAATACTGTCAAACTATTCGTAGAAGCGATGTTATTAGTGATGAATCAGTAGAGAATAAATGGCGGATATTTAGACCTAATGCTTATAAGATAATTAGCGAAAATAAAGGTAATATCATTAACGTTATTGGTATTGGCACTTATCTTATAGCTCATTGCGAACATTCAATGTTTATCTTTAATAGAGATAATACGCTTTATACTAAAGACAAAGATGTTCAAATGTTAATGCCTGATGCTTTTGATATTGATTATCAAGAGGTATTTACTAGTGAAAAAGGATATGGTGGTCTACAAGATTTTGAAGCATACGTATGTAATGAAGCTGGCTATATATTCTTAGACAGAAGTAAGAAGAGGTTATATAGATTTGATGAGAAGAATCTAAATGACTTAGGTGACGGAGTACAGTCTATATTAGATGAATATTTAACTAGTAATACTAAAATACTAATGGGAATGGATAAGGAGAATAATCGGTTGATTTGCTCCTTTATGGGGGATGTTTCAGACTTTACCCTTAGTTACAATTTCGTCACTAATACTTGGATAAGTGTACATACTTATTTATGTAGAGGATTTTATAATACAAAAACTAATTTGTATATTAGTTCCTTCAACAAGAAGAATATTATAGGTCAATTAGGATTTGTAAAGCCTTTGAGTTATCTTAAATATAAAAACTTTGAGATAGCCGCTAATAAGAATCCTTTCTATGTAGGAGACAATAATAATACTATGGTAGTCGATGTATTATTCAATCTTGAATACGATACTATTAAAGTACTTAACTACATAAGTTATGACTTATATAAAGCTAACGACATTAACTTTGCAGGTAATAAGATACTATTGTTTAGTAATACTTCGATAAGTAGACTTGAAGATATTACTGTTAATGAACGTAATACTTTCGATACAGCTAAACCTTATTATGAACATGGTAAATGGAATTATAATTATTTCCGTAGTGTTCTAAACGAAGTAGTTACTAATTATCCAATAGATAGACTTACTGGTAAATTGACTGTTGATGTTGATAAGAATTACGAACCATTTAAATCCAATCTTATTAATGGTAAATATCTAGGTGTGCGTTTTGTAATTAATGACGGAACAGCTAAGATAGAGATTAAGAAGATTGAATGTTATGTTAATAAATACAGAGAATAATGAAACGTATTAATGAACAAAGACCTAAAGCATTTATAGGTACTGCGATTTCTGTTGGTACTAGTATTATTAGCGGTATCATAGGTAATCGTAAGAAGAAGAAAGCTGAACAAGCCGAAAGGTTAAGACAAGAGCGTCTTCAAAACCTACAAGACAATCAGGCTTTAGCCAGTGCTCAAAATGAGAACATGATGTCCGAAGAAGAGAGGTCACAGTTCTTAAGCCAATACTTATCTAAGGGCGGGAAAGTACGAACCTTCCCCCATAAAGGAACTGAATTACGTATTGTCGAGGGTGGTACTGCTATTCCTATTAAGAAAGATTCGTTTCTTCTTAAAGGACGTAAACACAATACTGGAGGTATTGTTATTGATGCAGGTAAGACAGGTGTTGAAGCTGAAGGCGGTGAAGTAGTGCAAGTTACTCCTAAGCAACTTAAAGTATTCAGTGCTCAACCTATACTTAATGGTAATAGTCCGGCTGAATTAGTTCAGAAAGGTGTTAAGCCTTCTAAAGTATTTAATGCTCAAGAGTCATTTAAAGATAGAAATGGTCTTAATGATGATGGTACTAAAAAGAAAAGAAATATGAGAACAATAACTGGTAAGAAAAAGCTAGGAGGATTATCTCGTAAGAAAGATTACGGTTCAGATAAGAAACCTTATCCTAGTGTTAAGTCTAAAGACTTTGCAGGTGGTGGTCGTAGTTATCCTATTCCTACTAAAGCTGATGCTCGTGATGCTCTTAGATTGGCTGGACTTCATGGTCGTTCTGATGTGAGAGCTAAGGTATATAAGAAATATCCTGAATTAAAGAAATCAGTTCTTGGTTCTAGAACAAGATTATTAAAGGATAACTATAATAACTTTGGTTTAGAAAAGGATTATAGTAGTAGTTTTGCTCCTAATGCTTTGACTAAAGCTAATATGAATTCTGTTAAGACTAATAGTGTAGTTCCAAGTAAGCCTGTTGGAGCTTCTATTAGTTCTAGTACTAGTCCGTTATCTAAATCTAGTAGATTTGGAAACTTTATGAGTGGTATAGGCGGAGAAGCTATTAGTGCCGGTATCGGAGCATTAGGCAATATTATAAGCGGTGTTACTAATAAGAACAGTATTAATAATATTCAAGCTCCTACTAGACCTAGAACTATAATTCCTGCAAGGATGAGAACTACTTATAATATAAATCCACAATTAGCTGAAAGTCGAGATTCTGAAAGAAATATGGCTAGAATTATTGATTCTAATACTTCTAGTTCGTCAGGAAAGATTGCTCGTATTCAATCTTTAGCTAATCGAGGAGTTCTTGAACGTAATAAGTTAAGAGGAATGAAAGAGAATGTTGAAACTGACCTTCTTAATCGTTCCGCTCTTAATCGTCAAGGAGTAGAAGCTGCAAACAATCAAGTATTAAACGCTTATGATAATGCAATTACTCAAACAGAAAATGAAAAGATTCAAGCAAGAGCTAATAATCGTACTAATATAATTGAAGGTCTTACTAGTGCAGTTAGAGATTATCAATTAGGTATGGATAAGAGACGTTCAGAAGAAAATGCTACTGCTGCTATAATGTCTGCAAATCCTGAACAAATGGAATTATTCTTAAAATTGATGGATAAGAATAAAGGTAGATTGAGTAAAGTACGTAGTAGTCTATTCAGATGTGGTGGTAAGAAAAAGATTGCTTAACTATAAATAATATAACTATGCCGATAGATATTAGAACAGCTGGTTATCAAAAGAGGGAGCGGGTTGCCGCTCCTTTAGATGTTTACAATAGTACGTTAAATACTCTACAACAGAAACATGATACTGCTATTGAAACTAGTAATCAGATTAAAACGTTTCTTGCTAATAAGCAATTAAACGAAGCTGAAAATGAGTGGCTCGATAACTATTCGAGAGACATTAATGCTCAAATAGAAGCAAGTGCTCAAGAAGGTAGTTATGCTACTGCATTGACTACTGCAAGAAGATTAGCCGGAGAAGTTGCTAGTAATCCAGGACTTATTGGTCGTGAGCGTTATCAACAAGAGTTTAAAAAGTTCCAAGATGAAGTTACTAATAGCGATGCTTATGACGGAGATGTTAAGGCTTATACATTGGAACAGAACAAATATAATTATCAAGACCAAATAGATGAAACAGGTAAAGTAATAGGTGGTAATCAATTCAAACCTAATTATCGTCCTGTTGAACAAATAGATTATAATACTTTATATCAGAAAGTATTGTCTACTGTTGGTGTTGATTCTAGTTCAGGTGAACAGCTAGTATGGGGTGATGCAGAAGGTAATCTTAAAGAAGGTCGAGGAAATATTGCTGCTGGTGATGTTCCTTACCTTAAAACTTCCGGTGGTATTCAACAGTTATCTAAGGAGAAGATACGTGCTGCATTTGAAGCTGCATTAAATGAAACTCCTGGTGCTCGTGCTTCTCTTGAACAAGACTATAAAGTTAATGTTTGGAAAGCTAATAAAGGTAATAAGAATAATCTTGTTACTAAGCCTGACGGAACTATTATGTCACAGAGAGAATTTGAAGAGAATCTATTTGCTCCTAGATATGCTGCTTCTGCTTATCGTAGAACTGAAAGTAGAATTAGTCCTGAATTAGGATTTAATCTATTAGCTGCCGCACGTAAAGCTGCCGCTAAACCTAAGACTGGTAAAGAACCTGAATTATTACCTTCTATGCAAACAGTTGGTGGTAAAGAGAAAGTAGAACCTGATACTCCTGCTAAGGTTGCGTCACAATTGAATACGCTTAATAGTCAATTAGCCAATATGTTTGCTACTTATGGAATATCTAAATCTGTTCCATTAGATAAAGCGTATGCTCAATTAAGGTCAAGTATTGCTAATAATAGCAATCTGTCTGATACAGCTAAGAAGCAAGCATTGGATGAAGCATATAATTATTATAGTGGTATTAATAATGCCAATAATAGATTAGATGCTATGAAAGGACATCTTACACAAGATGAACAGTTTGCATCTGATTTCTTAGGTAAGAGACTTAGTAATGGAAATATGGCGGATACTAATAATCCTATGCAACGTGAATATGCTAATAGAATGAATAAGTTATTCACAGATTCGCAAGGTAATAGTTTCGATACAGTTCTTGTTAATCCTATTAACGAAGCTAGTAAAGCTGCTATCATATCTAAACTAAGAGTTGATATGGGTCTTACTAGACAAGATGTATCATTCTCTAAGATAGGGGATAAAGAATATATTCGTATTAGTAAAGATGCTTATACTCGTTTAGCTCCTGAAATAAGTGAAGTATTAAAAGTTAATCCTATTGGATTTACTAATGAAGGTGTAGAACCTAAATCATTTACTAGGGCTGATGAAGTCTATCATGGTAATAAATATTATGGTAGTAAAGTCACTGCATTTATGGCTGGCTTTAGAGCACTTGGTCGTGGAGAGATAACAACTGCCGGAAGTGATAAAAACTCAATAGCTTATGTATATGAGAAAGCTGCACAAATATCTAATGCTGCGACTGAAAGAGTATCTAAAACTCTTCCTCCTACTTATGTAGACTTAGCGGTATTTGACTTACCGCCTCATGTTGTTGCTTTAGGTCAGGGCTTTGAATCTGAACAACTAAAAGACTATAATGAACGGGTTATGAATATGGTTAGTATTGCTAATCCAGGAAGTATAGTTATTAAGAAACGTAATGAAGAAGGAGTTCTTGAAGTTGTTGAAGATAGTAGAGATAGAGATGCTATCATGCAAACTATTCAAGCACAAATTAAGAAGAAGAATATTAATAACGGTTGGTGTAGTTCTGCTTCTACTGGTGAATATGGTATATTCTTAAATATTCCTTATACTGTAAAGACAGGTAAGAATGTTGGTAAGAATCCTGATTCTGATATGGAAGATAGAATACAGAACGCAGTAGCCGGAGACTATATGATTACAGGTGCTGTACTTAATGATGAGATAGAGAGATTTAAATCTTTGCCTGCTGTTAAAGCATGGGACAGTCTCAATTCTATTAAGTACAATAACGCTCTTAAAAGAGGCTATCGTTTATCAGATAGTGAATTTGGAGACGGTAGTTATTCAGCCGTTACTGATGGCAACCTGTATCAAATACTCGATGCTAGTGATTCTCCTGTAATTAAAATTACTGAAAGTGAGTTATTTGAACGTATGCTTCAAAACAATCAAGCTAATGCTGTTCTTGCTCCTGTTAAAGAAGATATAGATTTGATTAGTGCTAGAAATGGTTCTATTGCAAATTCCCCCATAGAAGAGCAACAAGTGATTGCTCGTCCGCTTATGCAGAAGGCTATGATAATGGCAGGTGCTACTGGTAATCTAAATGAATTAGATATAGATACTAAGAGACAAGTGTTTCAATTCTTTAATCGAATGTATTCTAGTCTTACAGGTGAAACTCCTAGTCAAGTTATACTTAATCAAATGAACGACTTAATGAAGTAAGCGTATGCCAAACATGTTTGATAATATATCAGTAGAAAAAGCTCCACTAACTAGTGGGGCTAATTCTGTTAATATAGCTAATGATGTTCCTACTGTTACTAAATATAAACCTGATGTTGCAGCTCAAGGCGACTTCATGTTTCGTAATCTTAATGGTAAAGAAGTATTTACTGGTACAGAGGAAGATTATCATTTATTAGCTAAGTATGGTGCTGAACCTAATAGGTATCAAAGTAGAGAAGAATTAGAAACTCTACGTGCTAAGAATCAATCAGCTTGGAAACAGGCAGGTAATGCTTTAGGACAAACTATTGGTACTGTTATTGGTGATACTGTTGGAGGTATGGGTATGCTAATAGATTTAGCTACTGCTGGATTATGGGATGATAAACCTTTTAGTAATCCTATTACAAGAGCTGGTGATACTATATCTGATTATGTTCGTGACGATTTATTTCCTATATATCGTGAGAACCCTGATAAAGCATTTGATATGAATGACTTTTCAGGTTGGTTCTTTAGTCAAGTTCCTAGTATTGCTAGTTCTCTATCTTTAATGATTCCTGGCACTCTTTTAACTAAAGGAGTTGGAGCTGTTGGTAAAGGAGTTGCAGCATTAGGACGTAGTAGTTCTAAAGTAAGTCGTGCAATGAATTGGGCAAAGAAGGCTACTAAATTAGATAATGTATATCGTGCTAATAGATTAAAGATATTAGCTAATGACGGTATTACAGCTATTGGTATGCGTTTAGGTGAGAATTATCAAGAAGCTCGTGGTGTTGCAGAACAGATAGAAGGCGAAGCATTGTCTCTATTTACTGGAATGTCTGACGAAGAGTTTCAGAATTGGTTAGATAATAATCCCGATATTGCAAATGAGACTAAAGGTAGAACTAAAGAAGAAGCCGCTCTTATAGTTGCAGATAAGGCAGCTATACGTAATTTTGGTTATAACGCAGGTAACGTATTCTTTGATTTCATGCAGTTACGTGCTGTTAATAAAGCAATAGGACAAGTCAATCGTGCTATTACTCCACGTATTCGTTATTCACAGAATCAAGCTCTCGATAGAATAGCTTCTACTGGTGTTGAATCTGCTAGTCAAACTTTAGGTCAAGCGGTAAAAGGTACTATTAAAGATTTTGCAGGTAAAATAAATCGCTTTGTTAATTCTAGTGAGAATCTTTTGTTATCTGAATTATCAGAAGGTATTGAAGAAGCAATAAACTATGTAGGTCAAGAAGAAGGTACTTTATACGGTCGTTATTTATTAGGTCAAGCTGGACAATATAATGGTGCTGTATCTATGGATAGAATAGAGAAGTACTTGCAGAATCCTCAATTATACAATGCTGCACTTTGGGGAGTTATTGGCGGTATTACTTTTGGCGCTACTATGTCAGCCATTAATAATCGTAAAGGTGGTAATGTAGAAGAGAAACAACGTATTGCTGAAATAAATGGTCGTGAACAGGTATTCAATGAGTATGCTCGTCAGATGCAGATTATTGATAATGGTGAAAATCCATATCAAATAGAACGTGATGCTAATGGTAATCCTATTACTTATTTAGATGACGGTACTGTTAGTCAAGACCCAACAGTTGGTACTACTCGTTATGCTAAGATTAGTCCCGAAGAACAAGAAGATTTACGTGCTGCTGCTAAAGAGAAGTTTACTACTACTCTTACTTTAAATGCTATTCGTTCAGGTAATTATGAACTACTTGAAGATTATATTGAAGACCCTAGACTAAAGAAGAAACTAGTTGATTCAGGTCTTGTAGATGATGTTGAATACGATAGAGATACGCAAGAATTAAAGAAAACTATGCGTACTGTTCTTGATAGATACGTTAATTATTCTACTGCATTACGAAGTGCTAATATTGATGATGCTTTACTAGATGTTGCTATATCAGAGAATATAGTTAATGCACAAGAAGCGGACTTATTAAATAAACGAGTAGAAAGACTTAATACTATTCAATCTCAATTAGAGAATAGCATACCGGCTATTAATGAAGTTCTTGACCCAATGGCTAAGAATCGTATGCAATTAGGTATATTAGAACAGTATCGTAGAGAAGTAATGTCTACTTATAATAGTCTAAAGAATAGTAACAATCCTTTAGATAGAGCGCAAGCTAGTCAGTATCTTGATTTATCGCGAATAATTGAATCTAAGGTTACAGATTTACGAAGAGGTTTAAGTCCTATGGAAAGTCTGTTTCTAGATAATGTTCGTAGTGTAGAGAATATTGCATTAGGAATAGAAGGTAGCGAAGAACAGAACAACTTAATCAAGAAACAAATAGAAGAACTTGATGAAAATGATGTAGCTCTGTTTAAACAGGCAGGTAAAGACTTTAGTCTTGGTACTCTTGCTAAACAAGTTCGTAATATTAATTCAGAGTATAGGGATAATATGGGACAGATACTTCTTGATGAAATTCGTAGAGATAATTATCGTTCTCGTATTATTACTACTAATGAACAAGCTAAGGAATTTGAAGATACTCGTAAGAAAGAATTAGAAGATGCAGCTAAGAATCTAGTTAAATCAGCAAAGAAGAATCTTAATGACTTTGTTAATATGGCTAATGAAGAAGAGCTTGGTAATCTTGAGAAAGCACTAGATAATGCGTTTACTGATGAAGAAAGTCAGAATACTAGCAATAAAAGTTTATCTAATGCTGTTAGTATTTTAACTAATTCAGAGAATGGTAAGAATGAAATAAGTAATCTAAGAGAAGCTATTACTAAGAGAAGAAACAAGTTAGCTATACAGAATGAAGTACAGCAAAGACAGCCGGAGAATCAGCAAGGAAGCTCCTCTATGGGGGAAAGGAGGAGCGAAGCGACGACTCAAGAAGAACCAGAGGTTAAGCCTAAGCCTAGACCTAAACCAAAGACTGCAAAAGAGAAGAAATTAAAGGAAACGTTAGACAAAGTAGTATCTCAATCTAATTCAGGTATTGTAAATAAGTCTAATATAAGTAATCTTGAATTTACGATAGTAAATCCTTTTGCAAGTCTTAGTGATGTATCTCGTAAACCAGTTAAAGTTAACGATATTGATATTCGTATTAGTAGATTTGGAAATGTAAGTATTGACGGATTAGATGCTAAAGGCAATATAATTGCTGATGTTACTATTGAAGAACTTAATGCAGCTATTGCTATTGGAGATATTACTGTTATAGATACTTCTAAGAAAGAAGATACTAGAACTGATGATACAGTTCTTGAATCAGCTATATCTGATAATGATTTAGAAGGTCAGCGTCAACGTATAGAAGAAATTAATCTTATCATAGACTTGTATAATCAGATACAAGGCAATGAAGTAGAAGGTAAGACTTTTACTAGTCTTAATGATATGATGGTATATTTACAACAACTTAATCCTAGAGCTATTAATCTGTATAATGATATTAAAGTTTTAGCTAATCGTCAAATAGTAAACGGTAAGATAGTTAACGTTGATACAGAAGTTAAGACAGCTTCTGATATTATACAGTCTGCAAGTAAGACATTAGAAAATGCTATTGCAGAAGATAAACAACGGGCTAAAGATAATGGTTATTTCTTTAATCTAGTTAATCTTAACGATAGTAAAGTTTACTCTCGTATTGGTCAACTTAAATCTAATGATACAGTTAGTGTAGAATTAGACGAAGACAATAACCTTATCGTTAAGTCTCGTGGAATTAAGATAGGTGAGTTTCCTAAGATTGGTTATAATAATGGTAATGTTGAAGTTATGAATCAAGGTTGGAGATATACTGTTAAAGATGGCAGTATAGATTTTATAACGCAGCTCCAATCTATTATTAGTAATGAAGATGAAAGTGCTAAAGAGTTTGTACAAACACTTAATAATATACGTCGTTTGTATCGTGTTCGTAATAACCCTGAAGTTGAAGGAACATTCGGACATCAGCTTAATGCTTTACAAGAGAATGAGAACTGGAAGAATCTAACTAGTTTATTCGGTGATACTCAAACTAATCTATTAGATAGGATTAGACATCTTAATAGTATTATATTCTTTAATAATGCTCTTAATGTTAATCAGTCTGATTTTAGTACCATTGTTAACGATTCGTTAACTAATTGGATGAATAAACTCAAGAAGTCTTATACGGACATTAATAACTTAAAGTCCTCTATTAGTAAAACTAAGTCTAAAAAGAAACGTCTAGTTGTTGGACGTACAAGTTCAGGTAGTGTTATTTATGCTAAAGATAAACAAGGTAATCCTATATATCGTAAGTTTGGAGATGTTACTACTAGTGAAGCAACTGACGGTTATCGTTTAGTAGTAGGAGTTGACGGTGGAGTAGCTGATATTAAAACCAATACTATTATTGCGGCTAGTCGTATTCCTAGAAATGTAGTAGGTATGACTATTAAAGATTCAGAAGGAAGACTTATTGCAGTTCCTAGTCGTGAGAATACTATGAGTAATAGTGAAACTGGTGCTACTGAATATACTAAGAGGTTTAACGAAGGATTAGATAAACTACTTCATTCTTTATTAGATGCTACTTTACAAGGCAATGAAAATCTTCATACTCAACTATTAGAAGAAGTATCTAAATATATAGGTAAACAGAAAGTATTGTATGGTTATGAAGTAAGAGGTCATGCTTTAATACCTATTAATAGAGTTGCACCAACTATTTTTTTTAATCTTAAAGATAGAAATGTAGCTTTCTCTATTCCTGGTGAACTTAAACCTAGAAGACTTATGGCTCGTATGCCTAATGGTTTTGTTCCT